GTCGTCGAGCATCGTGGTGACAACCACTTCGAGAACGCCACGGGCACGAATGATGACGACAGTGTCATCAGTGATGTTCGCAGCATCGACGAGCAGGTTGAGGTTCAGTTCCAGATCACCAGCGGTGTTGTCCAGAACCAGATCGACGCCGTCGGCGACGGTCAGAACCGGAGACAGTTCAGCAGTTGCAGCACCGATCGCTGTGCTGGAAATGAAATCCACATCGCCAGCAGTGATGGTTGCATCAGAAGCCGGAGTGGAGCCGACACCGAAGTCACCGTCCCACGTATCAGTCAGGTTCGCAGAAGTCGGGCCGCGGAACTGAACCTTGATGGCGACAGCATGGATCTTCAGATAGGCTTCCGGAAGGCCACCAAGAACGACCGAACCGAACCCGATGGCGGCACCAGTGGCCGTCACAGAGATATCATGATCGATTTCAAGGCTGATCTTCTTGACAGCTTGTTTCAGCGCATTGCTGCGACCGAGAGAGCGAGGAAGTCCTTTGGTCATCATGTTTCCTTTCGAAACAGAAGGGTTGGAAGAAGGGGGCCGAAGCCCCCTACTCCTTACGCTTCGCGAGTGACCAAGCGAGCGAACTTGATCTGCTTCCGCTCGGGGTAGCGGCGATCCCACGAGGCCGCTTCGTCCAGGTCGGAGTTCGCAGTGCCCGTGTTGGCGGGACCACCTTCGTCGGCGGTGCCGATCCAGGCATGGCCCGTCGGGTGGATGGACCACTGAACGCGCGAGTACAGCACGTCCTGACCACCACCGTTGCCGCCGCCTGCCTTGCGCTCGACTTCGGTCGCCACGGGCGGAGTGCCCACGCCGAGCTGAGTCGCACCAGAGCCGAACAACCACGTATCGTAGACGGAGCCGGTACGGGGCAGGCCGTCGTCGACGATCACTTCGCGACCGAGGAAGGTCGGAATGTTGATTTCACCACGGGCGTCCGGGATGAAGTCGATCAGGTTGTTCTTCTGCATCCGGTTGTACACGACCGAGTGAACGGCCACGGCGACCAGACCTTCCTGCGAGTCACCCATCGTTTGGGCGGCGTCCAGGAAAGCTTCAGCAGAGAAGTTCGTCACACCGTCAATGAACGCACCGCCAGAGATGTTGTTCGCATAGTCACCAGCATCGTTGGCAGCGTTGTCAGCAATGACACCGTTCCAGGTCGAGATGAAAGCAGCCTGCAGACGAAGAACCCAATAAGCAGCGACGCGGTCAGCAATCGCGTTCATGGGGTCAGAACCGGCCAGGATCGCTGCGAGGTCAGTAGTGGACCACGAGTTGTTGCGGTTCATGCGAACAGCAATTTCTTTCAGCGAGCCGATTTTCAGCGGGTTGGGCGGACGAGCCTGACCAGCCGGGATGGCCGCGTCAGCGGCAGAGAACGGCACCGAGGTGTCGGTCGAAACGCGCTCAGCATCGTTGTCCAGATCGCGCCACGACGGCACCTGGAAAGTCAGACCACCGCCGACAAGCAGGGTGTCCAGAGGCTGCGAGCGGACCAGAAGACCAGACTGAACGAGACGAGACTTTTCTTCAGTCAAGTTCTGCATGTAGGGAGTGAAGACTTCGGGGACGATCACGTCGCCAACCCGAGTCGCGGGACCTGCGGCCATTTGATTTCCTTTCATGGCACTGGGGGAGGCGAACCCACGTTCGCGGGATTTTGGCTGATGACCCACGCCATCAAGAACTGATGTAAGCTACTTCAAGCCGGGAGGATTTGCAACAGGCTTTTAGTAAAGAAAACGGCCCGGGAGCAAGATACTCAACCGGGCCGATCTCATTCCTTACTTGGCAGTGACAGGAGCGCGGGTCGCACCGACCTTGGAGCCGACAGCGGCTGCTGCCTGTTGGGCTTTCGCCAGACCATGCTCCTGGACATACTTGCCCTGAGCAGTGAGGTTCCAGCCCTTGGCCGACCACGGGTTCTCGCCGTTGTCACCGCCGAAGCCACCGCCACCAGCACCACCACCTTGCGAAGCGGGCCACCAGTGAGGACGGATCTTCTGCATGTCTTTCAAAAAGCCCTTGACGTCAGTTCCAGGTGTCACACCCTTCGCGTCGGCCTTGACGATGAAAGTGCCAGTCGTTGCGTCGCGTTCCAGGTACATCGAAGCAACCATCTCCACATCGGGGATGGCCGTTCCCAGCACCTTCATTTCAGTCGCCACAGCACGAACCACGTCCGTCATGTCGCGACGTTCCATTCCACCGCGCAGAGTTCCGACTTCCTGTTGCAGAGTATCACGCTCTGCAATAACATCACGAAGTTGGCGTTCCAGCGGTGCAGTCTTCTGCCCAAGACGAGCATCGATGATCTTCTGCATCGCGGCTTCATCGAGTTTTCCGCCAGCGGCGGCTTCGAGTTCAGCGATGCGGTCCAACTTCGATTGAACTTCATCAGGCTTCAGTGCGCCCCATGCCTTGAGCGAGAGTTTCGCGGCACCGTGATCTTCACGCTCTTTGCGCAGGGCTTCTTGGACGTTGGCGACGTCCTGTTGGGTTTTCATGCCGTTGATGTGCGTGAGAACCGCTTTGCCGTCTTTCTCCGTGTAGAGGCCACGGAATGCTTCGGGCACTGCATCGAGTTTTTCGTAAACAAGTTCGAGCGGATCCATATCCGTTCTCCTATATGAGCCGAGATCACCTCGGCTGGTTATGTTACCCGAGCAGAAGGCCCAGAGCGAAGGAACCTGCAATGAGCGCGCAGGTATAGATGGGATGAATTTGGAAACTCATCATCACCCATTCTTTGAAACCATTCCAGAAGGTCATTTCGGAGTTCTCCCTGATGGGTTCGTGGTTTGACCGTTGGTTTTGTCACCACCCTTATCGTCGCCGTTCGGGTTGTTCGGGTCGTTTGGTTGAATGGCCGTGTTGGAGCCAGTCTCTGGCTTCCCGAACACGAACCCTTCTTTGTCTTCCTTCTCGGCCTCGGCCTGCTCTTCCTCGAAGGTTTTGGTGGTCATGCGGCGCTTCCGCGACAGATCGTGCATGGACTTGGCGCTGATCGGCCAGCCAAGGTTCCGTGCGGTGGCGATTTCCACCATGGTCTGTCCGGTGAGCGGCATTTCACCGAATTCTTTGTTCGCTTGGACCTTGACCTCGTCAGGGTTCTCACCCATCCACTTGGCACAGATCTTCAGGATTTGCTCGAGGCCAGTCGCTCCAGTTTCAGCGATCTGGTTCATGTCTGCGGTGCGAGCAGCAACTCGGATGCGCAGGCTGTCACCGCTTTCACGAGAACGTGAAGTGCTGTCCAGCGTTTGGGCTCCCATCGAACTCGCGCGAGTCTCAAGGTTGATCAGCGCGTCTTTCTGCTCGCTGAGACCGTTGCTGTTCACGCCGACGTACTTGGCGTCACCTCCCATTGGGAGATCAAGGCGAGAACCAGCACCGACACGCACTTCATCGGTTTCATCGAAGTTGCCGCCGATAGTGACGAAGGTGTCTTGACCCTGCATGAACAGGTTCTGGCGATAGTCTGCTTCGGCGCGGTAGATCGCCATGCAGATGTTTCCGAGGTCGAGCAGCGGCGGGTCATCAACATCAGCAGTCACGTCGCAGGAGTTGATGAACACGAACGGAATTTCTTCCAGCAGAGTTCCACGCCATGAAGGAGCAGTGAGACCTTCCTCGTTGTAGAGGTCCTCTACGAACACACCCTGACGATAGGTGCCTCTGGGTTCGTTGGCACGTTCACTGCCCAAGAGGAGGACGCGATACTTGTCCTTCCCTTCCCACTTGAAGCCTTCGACACGAACCTGTTCAGTTTCATCGAGGACGACAAGGTTCAGCTTCTGCGGCACAAGCTGCTCAACGGAACCATCGTCCCAGTTGATGCAGCGCTCGGCCGTGTACGTCGCGAGGTAAGGCAGGTCTTCACCGGGAGCAGGATTGGTCGGCAAGTCAGCCATCAGACCGATGCGTCCAGTCAGCAACTGCTCAGTATTGATGCGACGAAGAAGAACCGGCAGGCTCTCACCTTGGCGCGACTTGATGTTCTCCATGGCTTTCGGCAGCTTGATCTCAGGAGGCTGAGAGTGCATCATGCCGATTGCCATTTGCACAGCTTCACGAGCGAAGTTCGGGAACCGCGCTCTCTGCTTGTACGACTGATAGGCTTTGAAACCGTTCGATTGAGCGTTGTTGACTGCGCCGTCACGAATGTGCGCCGTGGTCATCGGAAGATACAGAGCGCCCTTGTTCTTGACCGTGCGCTCGCCTTTGTAGGCGTCCCGCATGAGGGTCCAGTCAGCGGTTGCTGCAAGGTACTCTGGATGCTGTGATGCGAGGGTGCTGGTCATGCTTGTCAACCTACTCTGAAGACATCGCCCTTGGCAAGTCTTATTTGTCAATGATATCCAACGGTGGTCCCAGAAGAACCGGGAGTTGCCACCCATCGGATGAGATAGCGGGTCTCGTCTGCAACGTGATCTTCAGCATCAGTATTGATGTCGTCCATGTTGTCCTCATCACGAGGAAGCACAGGGATGGTCTCGATGAAAGACGAGCAGTGGTCGAATACGAATAGGCCGGGTTTCTCACGAGGATAGAGTCGAAGTTCGTCTTTCACGAGTTTCACGTTCGGATGAGCGTTTTTCAGTCTCTGACGCATTTGGGTCCAGCCTGTGGACCGGCTTCCCGGTCTTTTGTCGGCCGGGTTCCAGTTGATACCGGGATAACGGAAACCATCGTCCATTCGGACCTTGACTTTCATGTCCGTGGCGATACAGTTGCCATTTTCGGCCGCAAAGATCTGAGAGTCGGCCACACCGGCTTTCACACGGCACCAATTCTCTCCAGGACGTCTCCAACCCCATTCCAGTTCTCGTTTGACGATACCTTCACTGATTTCGGAAGCGAGCATGTCCAGCCCTTCGTTGGGCTTGCCTGTGCTGCCATACCACTCTCGAACGCGAATTACGTCGCCTTTCACGGTGGATTTCCACTTTCCATCAGGCATTTGGACGTCTGAACCGTCGGAAATGGCCCACCACCCAACAGAGAAGGGTTTCGAGGCTCCCCAGTCAAATGACCTGACAATCTTCCAATTGTCAGGTATCTCAAAAGGTACGAGAATGTTGTGTTTCGGCTCCCAGACGTCGTCGAACATGCCGCCAGCGACAATGTCCCAAGAACCGTCCAACCAAGCGCGTTTTTCGGCCTCATTTCGTGCAGAAGCCGCAATTTTCTGCTTGTAGTCGGGGTCTGCTTCCAAAAGCGCGATATTTTCGTCAATATGGCTGTGGATTGACAGACGGGTCGGTGCTTGGTTGCCATCGTCGTCCAGAATGTCGCGACGGACGATCATATTCATGCTGTTGGGCTTGAAACGGTGCTTCACCCAGTTGTGTCCAGGCCCATAAGGGTTCGTTGTCGCGCGAACCATACGCGGCATTCCCTTTTTCGAGCTCCGGCAGGTCGAGAACATTCGTTTGTAGCCGCTGTCACTGTGCCAGTTGCAGAGTTCTTCCCAGCCGATCCACGGATATTCGTGTCCGTGATAGTTGTCATAGTCGTGGTCTTTGGCGAACTGACGAAGAAGAAGCTGCTCGCCAGTCGCGAACGTCCAAGTGTGTTCGGAATGGTTGAACTTCGCGTCCGGCCAGATTTGCGGGATCCACTTTTTCGTCTTCGAGATAACGTCCGTCAACTGCTTGTAGGTCTGCCGAAACAGAATGCCTTTCCAAGCTGCCCCATAGCCCTTGCCGACGTGCATACAAAAGGACATGAGGAGAGAGTCGGTCTTACCACCGCCGCGAGTGCCCTCGAACAGGACTTCGAAGATAGGCGTGGCACTCAAGAAAGCTTCTTGAGAGCCGGGCATAGGTTTCCAAATGACGTTATCAGGATACTGGGTCATGACATTTCTCTCAGAACGAACCAGCCATCAAAATCTGTAACTCCACCACGACTTGGATGAGGATCGTGAAACAGTTCATTCTTCTCACGATCCCATACAACCAAATGACGAATTCCTCGAGGAGAGATGCCTGATCGCCCAACGAAACGGGGCCAGTGATCTTTCTCACTAGGAAAGTAATCGAAAATGAAACCTTTGTTTTCAAGATCCTGAAAGAAATCCATATTCCAGTTTTTGTCTTCTCCGATTGGATGGGGAAGACCTAAATCTCTCTGAGCCAACGTATAGACGACTGCGCGAGTGCAATCACCATTGGTTGTTTCTGTATGAAGAATCTGCTGATCGAATGTAATCATGACATTTGCATCATGGCTTGGAGGGCGCTGGTTTCGAAGGTGGTCAGCCGCACGCCTTCGGTGGTTTTGAACTCGCTGATACGAACGCCGCGCAGGCGTTCCAGCCAGTCTCCTTCGGTGACGCGGTAGATAAACCGTCGTCCGTCCGTGAAAGCACCTTTCTGCGTGCCAAGCTGGACCCAGTGAATGTCAGCCTCATTCGACTTCAGCCAATAGCTGAGGTTACAAGGCGCGATCAAGATGAGAATGTGTGCCATGCCCTCAAGGTAGCTGGCTGACGTCACACAAGCAAGCCTCAAATTCCGGCGACCTGGAATGAATTGCCATAAAGTCCCATTCTTTACAGAAGTGAACCTTGCTCATCCCCTGCTTCTTGTATTGAATTGCCAGCAGTTCGTCGTGACATAAGTTTTCTGACGAGGTCTTTTGAGGAGAGAGGGACCGCGCCATTTCTAATGGCTTGGTCCCTCTTCCCTTTGGAGATGTCGAAGTGCTCATGCCAGTGATCCTTGTGTTGTATCCACTTGTGCTGAACACCGATGAGGGTCATCATGGCGAGAAGTTCCTCGCGCGTGTCAGCGATGCAGTGGCACATTAGCATTCGCCCAAAGGGATGAACAGGGTCATCAACGTAGACGGTCATTTCGTCACCAGAATTTCGATCTTCGCTTTGAAAAGCGTCATTTCGTTGAACCTGTCACCGGCTTTTTGGCTGGTGAATGGGATTCTTTTCTCGAGAGCGAGTTTCGTGAGCGGGTCGTCCATTCGCTCGTAGATTTTCCTCTGCACATAGCCCAATGGCATGTCAGACAGATACCTCGTCGGGATTTCTCCCTGCGCTTCCACGTTTAGCAGGCGTTTTCTTTTCCTGAGTTCCTTGATCAGGTCCTCATCGCTGATTTCCATGAAGCGATAGTCGTCTATCATCTTGGCTTCTTTCTGTTATTGGATTCAATGAACTTGTGCCACGGTTTCTGCACCTTCGGAGCGCCTTCCGTCGGACGCGGTTCTGCTGGTGGCTCTTTATAGAACATCAGCTCGCGGCGTTCCAGCTTTATGGAAGGCCACATGTGAACTTCATCAATGATCATCATGTGAGGTCTCGCGCCGTACATATGGCGATACGCTTCTTCCTTACTGAGAATTCGTTTCTCAATTCCTGAATAGTCAACTTCTACCATCGGAGACGGACGACGCATTCGCTCAATCGCCTGCAATTGAGCCATGATCTGCCCAAGGGTTGCTCCATATCGTGGTTGGTCCCAAACAGAGCGGGCGCGCGGCAGACGAGACAAACGTTCTTTGAGGCGAATTTGGTCTATGTCTGGGATGGACACATTCTCGATAGAAGCACAGATCGGCTTCCCGTGCTTCTTACATACGCAGCCGCCTGTCTTGGTGTGAACGTGGTCACAGTACCAGAGGCGCTTGAGGTTGGGAAGGTCGCGGTTCATGTTCGCCTGCTTGGTATATGGCAAGGGTAAGGCGTGATTGGGTAAAAGACAAGTGCAAAATGTCCAGGGTTTGTCTTCTATTTTTGGATTGGTGATTATAGTGTCAGGTTGTGTGCGGGGGAGGAGTTAAGGAGCGCGGGCCGTGGGGGTGGAGGCCAGGAACGCGTCCTTGGGGCGGGGTGGCCTGCCCCTAGGGGGCAAGCGCAAGCAACAGACCGACCAGCGTGGGGTGTAACATATAAGCAACAGTTGCAACTGCTGCAATGGGGAAAAGGACTTGGGCCATATCTGGGTCTCCAGGGGTGCAGGGTTAAGGGGGTGGCCCCTGCCCCGTGTAGGGCAGGGGCAGGGGGTAGGCGCTACGCCTTGGCAGGCGTTGCCACAGGGGCAGGGGTGGCAGGGGCAGGGGCAGGCGTTGCCTTGGGCGCGGTGGCCTTGGCCTTGGGCGCGGTGGCCTTTGCCGCCACAGGGGCAAGCCAGCCCTGCTTGGCGTGGGTGAACCAGTTGGCGTGGCTGTGGGCGTTGCCATTGGGCTTGGCAACAGTGCCCCACCCCGCCGACGGCTGCTTGTAGGTGCTGCCAGCCTGTGCCCCTGCCAGCGCGGCGGCATATTCCGCGGCGGTAAAGCCATTGGGCTTGGCCTTTGCCAGCGCCTTTGCCACGTTGTAGCAATAGGCGCGGATGCTGTTGCCGCCTTGCGCCTTGGCAGGCCACGGCCCCATGGAAAACAGGGGGGCCATGGGTGCCGGGGTGGCCTTGGGCGCGGTGGCCTTGGCGGTGGAGACGGCGGTGGTGGACTTTGCGTTGGAAGCGGACATTTGAGTTTACCTTGTGTTACCGGGCTGCACCATTGCCGCCCCGGTAAGACCATGTATGGCCCCCAAATGTGGCAAGATTAAGGCGCATTGGTGCGATTTGATAAATAGTTTGTTGCTGAGTTGGAAACAGACTTGGACGGGGTTGGACCTGATGATTGTGGCGGAATTAAGGCGGAACGGAGGCATTTTGAAGGCGAAGAAGATTGCGGCGGAATTGAGGCAGAAATGCGGCGGAATTGAGGCAGACCGAGCCGGAAGAAGAAGATGAGGAGGACCGACCTACCGAAGAAGACCGAATCGTTAGGCGAGACTCGGTCAATAAGGAAATCGGTCAATATAGTCGTCCTCGCCGATGGAGGAAGAAGATTTGGAAGAAAAAGAAGAGCCATCGGTCCGAAGAAGATGAAGATGTAAGGCCTCGGTCGTCGGAGGAGTTTGAAGAACTGTCAATCAGCCCAAGGAGACGAGCGCCCCGAGGAGCGCCCGCCTTGGCTTCGGTCAGACGCCGGTGCGAGGATGCTGATTGCGGCTGAAGCTGGCACCGTAGGCGATCGCAGGCTTGCACACGTGGATCACGCCGCCGTCGCGCGAATAAAGGCGTGTGAGCATGTCGACTTCGTCACGGAGCGCTGCCTTCGCCGAGGCCAGCTTGCCAGTGAACACCGAGCGACCGGCTGCGAGCGAGAGGGTGAGGGACTTCTGCATGGATTGGCCTTTCTTACATTGGGCACCATTGCCCACCAACACACTACCACGGGGAAATTGCGAAAACAACCGTCAATTGTCGGCGTCTCCTTCTCTCTTTCCGCATCTTCTTCTTCCCATCCAGGTTTATCTGGACTTATCTCCATCCCCGCTATCCGAGGAAGATGAAGAAGACCTTGTTTTATATGAGAGCATCCTCTTCAAGGCAATCGGATAGACCGACTCGGTCAATTGGCATCTTTATCTTCATCATCCACGGTGATCGCTTCCACCGGAGGAGTGATGTTCTTGGCTCGGCTGAACCGCTTCTCCCAATCGTCCACCGATGCCATCTCCGCAGGAGCGACGAGGACGCCTCCAGTGTGATTGACCTGGACTTCCTGCTTCTCCCGGTAGCCAGCGTCGTGCTTCTTGAGTTCGAGCTCGATGAGGCGGATGGGATAAATTGTCTCGATGGAGACGAGCCCTCCGTTGCGATCGTAGCTCTCCTTCTGCGTGCCGTTGAAGACGAGGTCCTGGTGATGCCCAATGAGTTTCTCTCGGTACTCCTCCTCGGCCATCATGAGGGCTTGAGCGAACTCCTCATCCTTCGCGATGTGCGCTCGTACGCATTGGGTCGAGACTCCACAGGCAGCGGCGCTCTCTCCCATTCGTCCCCACTTCCGATACTCCTCGAGGAAGATGCCCTTCTCTCTATCTCCGAAGGCGATCCGCTCCATCTTGATCCGGGATCTCCAGTTCCCATCCCCATCCTGGTAATCCACAACGACTGGATGTGAGCGTCGAGCGAGGAGGGAGCGGGGGCGTTTCCGGATCTGGAAGCGTTGATCGTGCTTGTCCGCATAGTCCTCAATGTCGTCCGTCATGTTTCTCACTTGTCTGTACGCGAATGAAGAGAATGAAGATCTCCCGATTTAAGAGTTCTACCTCACGGAAGCCCAAGTGAGCAAGCCGCATATCTCCCGATTTCAGTACCATCTTAAGTGATGTCAGGTGTATCCTACCGATTACCCGTCAACCCGTTGTTTTTGTTACCATCTACTTACTCCTCTTTATTTAATAAATAGTAAATATACTTAATTGACAAAACCCATCCAACCAATCCAGCAGCGGACCACCGCCGGAGGAGGCTGGCAACTTTGGCTCCCTCATGGTTAATTTATCATTAATCCTTAACATTCGTCAGAATAAACCGTTGTAAAAGAACACTGTAAAGAGTAACCTGAGCGCACACTTTAATCAGATAAAGAGATCGCAATGCCCCTGCTAATTCCACACCAGCCAGAACGTCCAAGGATTGACCCAGTCACGGGAGACATCCTTTTGTTCGCAACGATGCCCAATCCGGACATGAAGAAGAAGCAGTTCAAGGTCTGCGAGCCTCCTTCACAGAAAGCCCAGTGCAGAATGTACCGCGCAGTCCGCCAAGGCTTCATCGGCAGACAGGTGGTTGTATCCGACATCTATGACTATTGCATGGATGGAATATACTCGGAGGTGTCCAAGACACAGATGGGATACAACGTCACAGCGACGACTTTGTACGAGCCGAGACTGCTGGTGAACAACAAGACGATCGGAAAGCCAGCCCTGACCTATACCTTCCGTAACCTGCTGGATTTCCAGTACGGACTTGAATGGCAGATCTGCACTTGGTTGCGGAAATTTTTGATTGCAACTGCCGCGCTCGAGGACGATATTGTAATTGACAGAGATTACATTGCCGAGGAACTCGATATCCTTGCGAGAGCCACTCCGACGGAATACATGGAGACCTACGAGAGCAAATTCGACAGCTTCTTCATGGACGAACCAGAATGGTCTGTCCTTCTCATTGGGCAGAAAGAGGATTTACCTGCGATGCCCAAGAAGCCAGCGGCTCCTCCGCCTCCGCCTCCGAGGAGATTTGACAAATGATCCACATGTCGAATCTGAAGCAATGGTTGGAGACCAATCTTCCTCTGGAGCCTCGACGCAAGGGAGAAAGACTTGCGGAGTTTCAGGATAGAGAATTGGCGTGGAAGCGAATGATCCACGCCAAATATCTAGAGTTGTATCCCAAGGAGCCAGAGCGGAAACCTGGAATGCCGAGAAATCTCGGCTGGGTCTGGATCAGTGAAACTGACCTTCGTCCTTCTTGAACATCTTGCCGAGGAACGAGTCCAGTCCACCGGAAGTTTCACGCACCTCAGCAATCGCCGCAGTCATCTCGTCAAGCCGATTGAAGATGTCTGCGAGCGCCTGCATGGCGTATTCCTTCGCATCAGCGGCATCTTCGGGGCGACCGAACGAGGTCTCCTTCTGATACTGGATGATCCGAAACTCGACCTCCTCCGATAGCAGGTCGCACTTCTTGCGGAGTTCACAAACTTTGCACATGCTTCTTTCCTTTCATGAAGCCAAACACAGCGATACCCGAGGCGAGCAACCAAGCCGCCGCTGGGACTGGAACAGGAGACACCGGGGGTTGCACCACAGGAGGCGTCCCGCCGCCTGTGCAGCACCACACCACAGGCACAGGGTCCACAGGCCTCCAGGGCGGCTCTGACGGCGTCCATACAGGCTCCACAACTGGTCCATAAACCACAGGCACAGGCAGAGGGTCAGCGAACACCACCCAGTTCTGGCAGACGTCCAACTTGAACATGATGTAATGAACACCATCTTGTTCAAAGCGGTATCCTTCACCAGACTGGTCCTCCGCCAAGATCGCAGAGTACCCCATTGCATAGGGAACTCCGTCACGAGCGTACGACATCTTCCGGACGATGGACCCAGCCGGAACGGTCATACGTTCCGGCTGTCCCTTGGGCACTCCGAACTCATCGACCGCCCATTCATATTCGCACGCTCCATCACAAGGAGCGCCGCCCGGAGTATAGTACGACATCGTAGAGGCCGAAGCCTCTGACCCAAGAAGGATCAGGAGCATCACGCTAAAGAAGCTGAACACTGGAAATTCCTTTCATCATCTGGATCAGCATCTTGGTTTGGCCGATCGCATCTTCCATCGCGTTGTGCGACACCACTGTCTGGTCTTCGAGGTCGAGGTCAAATCTCTTGTAGAGCCAGCGCATCGTGCGGAAGTCGAGTTCCTGCGAATACTTCCACGGAACAGGCAGCTTGCAGGCCTCGAAATGACGTTGCATGAGGATGCAGTCGAAGGACGGCGAGTTCGCCCAGACCTTGTCCACTTTCTGGATGCGGAGATAGTCTGTCACCTCCAGAAGACTGTCTTTCAGCGACTGTCGCGGCATGGAACGAGGATCGTACGATTGATCCTGCCACCACTTGATCGTCTCCGGATTGGGGCAGAAGCCAGTCGTCAGGATGACATCGAGCAGATCGACATTCCACTGCTGGGAACTGATGATCTCTTTCTGCTCCATGTCGAAGATGCACACCCCGATCTCGAACAGTGGAGCAGCGATCCCCACGTTCAGGGTTTCCAGGTCAATCATTGCGTGCATTCCAAGCCTCCTTGATCCAACGGCTGATGTCCCAGCACAGATAAACCCAGAGGCTCTCTGCACCGGAGACCATGAAGATGTGCGGCCATGTGATCTCGAGATGCTCGATGATCTCGTACAGGGCCATTGCGGGGATTATTCCACACAGAATAATCCCCACACATACTCTAAACGCGACGCGCTGCAATGTCGTGCTTCCTTTCTCCGCCCGTCAGCAGGCAGACAATGACCTCGACATCACCGGTCTCGAGGAGAGACGGCAGCTTGTCCTGCATCGCCAGCATCTCTTCGAACAGACCGACGATGATCGGCTTGATCTCTTGGGCTTCCTGTGACTGGCCCATGAGGATGGCTTTCTCACGCTTCGCCATGAGCCTTCCGATCTCATTGATCGGACGCTCCTGTTCTTTCTTCATCTCACAGACACGGCACATCACATCGTCCTCAGGTTGGTCCACTTGATGTGGCACTGGATTTCAACAAGCGATGACTTTGCATCGCGGCTATTTCCTGCGCGGTCAGAGCCGAGGATCAGCCCATTGCCCGCAAGCAGAGAGTCGTCTGCCCGACCGACATCGAACAGACGCATTCCGGATTTCAGCAGTCCTTCATCATCGACATACATCGTGTCCATGTTCTTGAAGTACTCTGCGATGGTCAGACAGTCCACCTTCGGCCCAAGAGGGTTGGACAGCAGACGATAGTAGTCAGTGATGTCAGGACCGACCTGAACCTCGGTGATCTCCTTGGTCCACGGATTGATTAGAATTCCACGCATATTCGCCTCGTTCTGGAGGGCACTATTACCCTGCCTTTACTATACCCCGCGAGCGCCGTGAAGAACAGTTCTACTTGTCATTCCAAAAGCACCGAGCATGGAGAGCGCCCGCCTGTATTCTCCAGCTTCTGAAGAACCGACGTGGCCTGCGATCCTTCCTGATCACAAGCCACGCAGGCAGTTCGGCACTCACTGAGAGACTGAGTGACAAACGAATTCTCAGCATTCGAAGATGTCGTTCAGAAGACGTGTAACTTTCTGCGTTGGCTCAACGAGAGACTGAGGAGCGAACACTTCGATTACAGCGATCTCGACTTGATCACCTGTGCAAAGTTTCACCAAATCATCATCGTTGCACAGGTTCAGGAACATCTCCAGACGGATGACGTCCATCACGGGAACGCCGTCGGCACAGAGTGCGCCCATTGCCCGCTCGAGGAACTGCTCCTCGCTTTCGCCACGGTTGATGAGACCGTTGTCATAGGCGACCTCGAGGGCAGCTTTCTTGATCCTCGGGTATGAGGCCCAGAACATCGCTTGGTCAATAGCAGACATGTTTCGCTGCCTCCTTGACGACCGTGTTCCACCCGTGAGCAGTCACGTGAACACGCGCCTCTTCTTGGGCTTCCTTGTGCCCCAGCATCTCCAGACGCCCAGCGTCGAGGACGGTCTCCGCCAGAATTTCGGCGAAGTTCTCGTCCTCCTCGACCTGGAGTTCATGTGCGAACTCGCCGGAAGTCTGCTGGATTGCAGCGATCAACTTATCAGAAAACATGCTCTTTCCCCCTCAGCAGGTCGTCCACCATTTTCGACAGGACGATCGGATCAGATTCGCCCTCCTCGATCTCCCAAGTGCCGACCATCTGGCCTTGATTGATCCAGCCGTCGCGCAGAATTTCTGCACACTTCACACGCTGTTCGGTCAGGTGCAAGTTCTTCGGGGCGGTGAACCCAAAGAACAACGACGATGCGTGGATGGTATTCATCAAACGACGCTGGCCGTTCTTGTCCGTGAACCACAGTCTCGTGACTTTCATTTTCAGCTCCTACATTTCCATCGGAGAACGCATCTCCGTGTTTCCAAAGTGCCCAGACGATAGTGCAGAATGTCACCCACACCACTGACTGCGCAATGAAATCAGCGATTATCATGACAGTTCGCCTTGTTGAAGTGTTACCCTACCCCTACAGTACCTTGCGAAACGGCAAAAGACAACCGTCATTTATCACACGCCGACGGCGAACTAGCGCCGTCGGCGTGGAACGAAGTCACCCCGAACCCGGGAGGGCAGGCACGGCCCCAATAGACGCCGCCGGAGCCTTCGCTGCGGGTGTTACAAAGCCACCGCCCGCAGGGCTATTCCACAGGTATCAGAGGGCGCTCTGAGCGGTCCACAGACGCTGCTGCTTGGGCACCAGTGCCAGCCGCCCGCACGGGAGGGTCCGTAGCGTCACTCCATCAACCTGTCTCCACACCTTGAACTCTTTACCTTTCGGATACTTGATGGATTTGCCCATCTTCGCGGTATAGTGTCTCTCTACAACGCCTGTTGTCTTACTCACTCTAACGTTCTTGAACGGACCATACATCCATTCTTTGGACAACAGATTGCAGATCAGTCTGATCACCCTTCGTGCGCCGCGTCCATGAGCCCAGCGAGCTCATGAGCGAGGATCACGGCCTTGTAAGGCTCGTTGATGGTGACCTCAAACTTGAAGTGGAAGTTCGCGTCGTACCAGCCCATCGCTTCCACGATAACGATGTTGCCACGGCGGCAGACCGAGAACAGCGACCGATCATCGCCGATCGCAGCTTCTGCGTAATAGGATTCACGGCTCGGCTTACCAGCCTTGTCGCCGTTGTCATAGGCCCAGATGACCTCGTTGTTCTCGGTCACAGCCGCGTACACGGTGGGCCAGCCGTACTTGTCTTCGAGTGGGAGCATCTCCAGTTTCATTTTCGCCTCAGGGTTAAGGGTTGCGCCATGCCATACCATACCCCGCGAGGGCGGGGCCGACAAATTCACTTTATCAGGTCGGCGGGTGTCACGCAGGCCGGGTCTGACCAGTCCTCGCATCCGATCATCCAATTGACGGTAACGAACATGATCATCGCCGCCATGATGGTCGCGCAGCACAGGATGCCCAGCGCGTTGAGAAATCCCTTGAGCATCAGAATTCCTCCCCAAGAAGTTCCCGCATCTGAACGATGCCAGGATCTTCGCCGTTGATGGTGCCGTGAGCCTCGTCATACTCTGCTTGGGCTTCCCAGTTGGGAGTGTTCTGCAGACGCTTCAGCTCAGTCTCGTATTCGGACCGAGCCTCAGCTTCGGACGAGTAGTCATTCGTCCAGGCTTCATCGGCGTCCTCATCGGTCGCATCGTAGAACCACCACAGGTCTGCATCAACCTGCTTCACCAGAGCGATCAGCCCAAGACGGTTCGGGTTTGCGTGTTCGAGGACCTGAACAGGAACTGTGAACTCGCGCTGCACTTGCTTCAAGACGGACATTCTTTGCCTCCTAGGGGGTTTACCTGCCCCAAAGTACCACGCGAAACCGCATGAAGCAAATTCTATTGCTCAGCAACCAGCAGATCGGTTTCCCAGTCCTCATAGTTGAACATCTCGGGAATGTACGTCTCCAGGATCAGAATGGTTTCCAGACGCTGGTGTTTCCCAAGATCAGGCCGGAACAGAACGCCAACTCGGAAGATGAGTTTACCTTCCATCAGCTTCTGCTCCAGCCTTGCTCCTGGAATGTGATCACCGAGATCTGGACCATAGTAGTATCCTTTCGGCTTGAAAGGACCTCCCGTCCATTGGGTTGCATTCTGATCCCAGAACCCGACTCTGAGTCCTGACGTCACTCTCATGCTTCTGACCTCCGAGCCCATTCTGGCCATCCTCTGTTCCTGTACGAGGGAGGACGTTTGTCTGTCTTCCATCGCTCTTGCAAGTATTCCTGATACGAGACAGGAACTGGCAGGTGAGAGAAGTCAAGTCCCAGACCAGCGTGTCTCGCGCTATTTTGGAAGGGTAGCAGGGGACCGGCCAAAAGACAATCTTCCATTGCCGCGATGTATGGCACCCTTTCTCCAGCCGCGTGCAGAGTTCCGTATGCGAGGAACCATTCGTGCCGCAACGCCTGCGCATACTGCACGGTCCACAGCCAGTTGCCCCGCGTAGCGCCCACCCAGAGCGTCACTGGATGGTGTTGATGGCTTGGGCGGCATAGCATACCCGGCCCCACTTCCCCCACGCTCTGAAGGGGCACTGACAGCATCATGGTTGCTTCCATGAGTGCGCTCCCAAGGCGCTTGTCGTCCAAGCCCTGCGCACAGGTAACGGGATCACTGTGCAGAGCGAAGATATTCATCGAGGCGACCTTTCAATTCTGAGACTTCCTTACGCATGTCATCGGCCCGCTCTGAGATACGGATCACGTCGTTGTCGAGATCGTCTGTCTTCTTTGTCAACCTCTCAATCTCGGACTTCAGGAACTTGACCTGCTTGTTTTCCTTCTCACCCTCAGGCCCGAAGTTCTCTTCCCTGATCTTGGCAACCCAAGCCCAAGGGACAGTCAGCTTCTCGCCGATGGTCTTGTCGGTCACATCTTCGATGTACGACTTGGCGACGTAGTTCTCGTCGATCTCACGGAAAATGCGGCGACGATCTTCAGGCGACATTTCGCGGGGCTTGGTCAGCTGAGTGGTCACGATGGGTTCTTCCTTCTTGACAGAATGTTCGGGGCACAAACAAGACTTGTTCGACAGGTTGATCAACCAGCCTTTCTCTCGGGCTTGATGAACGACTAGTTCTGGTGTCGTTGGGATAGAGGTCTTGAACCGAGTCTTGCAGTTTCGCTCAGTGCAGTGCAAAATCTGCACAGGCTTTTTCTTGCCGCCGATCGTGTGCATCTCGGTTCTGATCAGCATGTCAGCTTTTGACATCATACGTCCCATTCTTTGCTGCGTCCTCCAGTGCGTTGTTGATGATGTCATGTCCGCCGTAGAACAGAACGGTGAACTGCGTTTCTGACATCTCTAGAGGCTGCATGTTGTCATGCAGAACTGTGACTTTGGTGACACACAGACTGTCGGGCGCATCACCTTCCACAGTCACGTTGATCTCGGCATTGCTGCCGACATCCATGTCATACATATCTTGCAGATAGTAGCAGGGAAAGTGAAAGATATGCTGCATGTCAGCCCTCCACTTTGTGAAGTTCGCCGTCGGCATTGCGGACATACTTCTGGCCGAAGCCAGTGCCCAGCCGCCCACCGCCGTTCATTTCGTAAGACCGCTGCGTCATCGTGGCCCACATTCCCATGCGACCGTTGCGACCACGGGTGCAAGCATCGTAGACGACCTCACCTTCTTTCTTGGTGAACACGTCTCCGAAGTCATCGTGGTGCATCTTCTCTGCGCTGAGATACCGGGTCATGTCAGTCCCTCCCAATCCGGTGATACTGGAAGTCGACTTCGTGATCAACAGCGGCCTGACGGGCAGCGATGATCTCGTCGTAGCGAGCCTGCAAGTCGGTGAGAGCCTGCGGCAACTGCCCGCGCTTGTATTCCTTGCCGAGGAGTTCGCCAGCCTTGGCGAGCATCGCGGTCGGCGTGTAGGCGCGGTTTGCCTTGATGCCGTGATTGACGTACATCTTGATGGCGCTTTTCAACGTCACGAGAACGAACGTGTTGATTTCTTCCGGAGTGGTCGCAGAGTATGCCATGTCTTGCCTCTTTGGGTTAAGTTACGCTTACAGCGTACCCTGTGAAGCGGCTCGTGACAAGCCATCAAGTGTCTGTAAACTGTATCTCATTGAGCGGTACATTACAGATCAGGTCACGACGCTCCATAGCATGACAGCCATAGGTATTCGTTGAGATGATCTCGCCGTCCTTAGCCAGCCCAAGGAGAATGGCCTTGTCTCCATAGATGCCGTTGCTTTTCCTCACTGCGAGGACGTACCAGAACTTCGTATCCTTACCGCCTTTCGAGCGGTAAAGATTTCCTGTGCGAACCTCGGTCATCAGAACATCCTGTTGATGAGTTCTGTCAGATATGCCGTGTCGATCTTCTCGGGGTTCTCTTTGTTCTTGGCCCGTTCCAACAACTGACCGAAGTAAGCAGCATCAACTCCGGTCAACTGTTCTTCCAAGATCTGGAAATTGGTCAGGTCCAGCTGGGAAATCTGCAAGCACATCTTCAGGTACTGGCCCGCGTTGATCTGCCAGCCGCGCTGGATGAACTTCTTCGCCCTGAACACCGAACAGATCGGATACAAAGAACCGTTGTAAACCAATGACTTAGACATCAAGGCTTCCAGCGAGTCTGAGTTCACGACCACGCCATCTTCGAAAGTCCAGTGGTTCATGCAGTGAATGAAGTCGAAGTTCTCGTGGATTGCATTGTGGTCGCCGAAAAAGCGCAGGATGATCTGCACGTCATCTGACAGAGTGATCGCGTTGGACGAGAGGAATACCGGACGATACTTGGGCTTCTCGTCTTCTGTTGGGCCGGTCTGCTGGTCGAAAGCATCATCCAGATACTGACCAGCTTTCTCTTCGTCGGGAACCGTCTCGAAGTAACGGTAGTCTTCAACTTGCTCCTCGCCAGCAACCCCGGCCGACTGGATCTTGATGCTGACACGGTCACGACCCATGGAGTCTTTCAACTCTTCCAGGACCATGGAATACTTGATGCCGCCTTCGTTCTTGTGCTTCTGAGCCTCGATGAACTGAGCCAGATAGTGCTGAGCGACGAGCAGCACAGTTTTCTTCGTCTTGAAGTAGACGTCGTAGTCATTGACCTGTTCACCCAAGAGCATGGAGGCAATGCAGCCGCCCGTGACGATGACGTTTTTCTTGACCTCGGACTGAAGGTCTTCCGGCAGAGTTGCCAGCCACTTATTCATCTTGCTCGTGATCACAAGATTGATGTTGCGCTTCCGCATTCCAGTCATTTCGGGTTCCTCTTCAAGGTTGTTACAACTTTCAGATCACCGGCATCCAGTGATCTAAGATGAATTCCGCACAGTGGAACATCATCAATGCGAGTGATGGATTTCTGCTGGCACTTCTGCACCAGCGGAATTTTGTGATTATGCTGGATTTTCAGGATTGCGCAGCATTCCATCACAGTTCATCCGGCATTGGCATATCGAGCCGTTTCTTTCCGCACTTCTTGCAGACGAACTCCCAGCCCAAGGACTGAGGATCAGGGAACTGCATGTCCCAGTCATGGCGACATGCTTGTTCTTTCTTGGAGAACAGAAGCGTGAACCAGTTCATCGATCACTCCCAGTTCCGGAAGCGACCATCGAAGAACTGATCAGCCGGGCGAACCCAAACAGGACCAGTTCCGTCGTAGGACTGATAGATCACACATGACTTGAGGCTTCCCTCAAACAAACCATGATACAAGATCTTGTAGTGCTTTCCGGTTTTCACATGGAGCCACAGCTTCTTCGGGTCCTCATGGGAGGAGGGATCAGCGATTGTCACAGGCTTTCCTTTCGTAACGATGCGAAACGGCAAAGTCTCGCTGAGTTTCGGGGCAACTTTGTCGTCGACGTAGAAGCCAGTCTCGTCAACTTTGATGAGGGTCCAACGCGGACCCCCAAGCACTTCAACGATATCACCAGCCTGAGCGCCAATCTCACGCAGAAGGCCCATTGCATACAGTTCGCTCATTTAATCAACTCCAGGATCTTGTCGAACAGGAACTGCTGCATTCCACAGGTCATGTCCGCATATCCCAGCTTGTCGTGGATCCACTCCTCGTAGATCGTGATGGCGGTAAAGTCTCGCCCGTTCGCCAGACACTGACGGGTCAGCACCATCTTGCCGTCTTTCGCCATGCCGACAACACCCGGCCCAAGATGCTCGACGAAGGTGATGTCTTCCGGCTTGACCAGAGCGTTCAGCTTCTCGAGCATCGTGCAGGCTTCCTGCACCATCTCGGCCTGCTCTTCCGACAGCTGAAAGATCTCATAGTCGTTGACAGCCCGCTTATTCTTCAGCAGCGTCCGGTTGCTGGCTTTCATCTGGGCATGTTCCCGGAACTTCTCCAGAGCATCGAGAAATTCCTCGCTCGGATCGTAGCAATCTGAGAAGTCCAGCCCAGCTTCGTAGTATTCATGAGTCGGGTCTACAACTTTAACGCAGAACTCCGGGTCGGCCACGCGGGGCAGGCGGGTGTTCAGCTTGTAGTTCGCGTCATACATGGAAGCCAGCGTCCGATCTTCGGTCAGCTTCATGTCGACGGTGAAGTTGTAGGTGAAACGGCTGGCTTTCGGCAGTTTGTGAACGCGGACACCACGATAGTAGAGGTACTCGCTTTTCCCGCGATGGACTTCGACACCATCGACGATCAACCACGGGTCGCCATGCAGAAAGATCTTGCCGCGTTCGCCGTGAACTTCTGCGATGTTCGGACCTTCAACGGTAAAGATCGTGTCGTTCTCGACCAGATTGCCGCTGATAGTGCCGCCTTCATCTTGACAGTTCGCGTAGAGTTCGCGGTATGCCTGCCAGACCTGCCAGTCTTTGCCGAGGTCGGTGGTGAACCCAAGCTGTTCGTCGTCCATGTAGATCATCTGAAACTCACGGTTCCGGATCATCTTGGGCTTGGTGCGGAACTGGATGGTCTCGCCGTTGGTGCGCAGACTGATGATGTGGCCCGTGCGAAGCAGCGTCGCAATGGCGTACTTCAGGCCTGTGCCGAAGTAGCCAATGGGATTGTCGGTGTCCTTCACGGACACGCCCATCGTGCGGATGACGTCAAGGTCAATGTTGCCTTTGTTGGAGAAGTGAATAGCCATTTTCGCCTCTTGAATGTTGTTGCCGTAACTTAGTATGCCACGCGAAGCGTGCCTTGACTACTGTCAATTGTCAGTACTTTGATACTAAGCGATCCTCTTTTGATTGTTGGAGCCTGCGTTCAGCGGGCGGTTGAGGTTGATCTTGTCACCGGCCTTTCGTCCTTCTTGGAAGACGTTTTCGTAGGCGCGGATGCTACTCTTCTTGGGAGCAGTGAACGTGAGATCAGGCATCATCTCAGCCATACCAGCGCGCACGATCTCCATCTTCTTGACGACCAAGCTGGTGCCCGTGCTGTCGGCGACAACTTTCCGCGCTTCGATCAGTTGACGCAGCTTCTCGTTGATTCGGTTGGACATACCCATCATGAACGACCAGTACTCGGTGTGACGAGACACGCCTTTCTGCGCCGGATGAGTTGCGACGTAGTTCTTCCATTCACGGTTCATGCTGTCGTGAACCATCTTCATGAGGAACTCATACATCTCAGTATCGCCGCTGAACCCAAAGCCGTTGGAGGAGTTGGTCGAAGAGCTGAACCAAGTCACAACTCCGCAGAACACGCCGATGGTCTTGCTGCACCATTTCGCGCACGGATGCTGCGTCTTGATCGTGTACGTGAACGACCCGGACCGCATGTCCTTCTTCGCTTGGGCAATATTCAGATCAGCTTCTGTCAAGCCATGCTCTTGCATCAGCGCGTCTGCCTTGAGCAGCGCGGCCATAGCTTCACCTTCAGTCGCGCCGTTCGCCGGAATAAGCTGGCGAAGGCGGAGGATGCGTTCTTTGATTTTATCAGTCGACATGACGTTCTCCCGGTTGCCTGCTTACAATGTAACCTGCGAAAAACCTCGTGACTAGTAGCTGTTTATCGGTTCACCATCCGGATGACAAATATACACGCCGAGCCATTCCGAACCATCACGAATATCGAGAGGTTTTCCAGGACCAGAATTAGCATGGACCCAATCATAGAAACGAGGGTCTCTGATCCATTCATACCGGAAGGTGAATTCAGTACGTTCTTCTCGAATGAAGATGGCCCATCGCTCTTTCGCCTGCAACGGTATCTTCTCACCGAATGCTTTCCGGCACTTCTCTCTGAGTTGTTCATGGTTCAAAACCCGGACTCCTCACTGCGGAAAGACTTGGCGATTTCTTTAGGCTTAAGAGAGTTCGGCGTCCAGGCGTCCCATGCCCACACGCTGCCATCTTCAAGAACGATGATAACACTTGGAGGATATTCTCCCATGCCAGCACCACCGCCCTGAGTTTGGATAACATGAGTGACACGAAGTCGAACAGCGCGAGCGATTACTTCGCTTCCACGCTTCAAGGTTTGAGCGAACTTGAAATCTCCGATGGGTTTCATGAACTCAATCCTCTCAGGGCTGCATATTCCAAAGCCTTGAGATCTTTCTCCAGGTCTTTGATGTCTGACCAGTGGATCAGGCGCTCGACCTTGTCTGCTCCGTATTGAGCTTTGAACTGAAAGCCGTGCGGATGAACAGACCATGTGGCCTCCACCCCATGAGCAGTGAGATAGTGATCACATCTCTCACCAATCTTCTTGAACACTTCAATGTTGATCAACATCAGAACAGGCTCCCTTGACGATCTTCGGACATGTCATCGGCATCACGCAGCCCAAGGAAAACAGGGAACCGAGGAGCGTCTTTCGAGCCGACGGGGAAATATTTGAACTTCGCGGTCTTGCCGACGAGGCTTCCGCGAGTATTCCAAAAATGTTTCCTCATCGCGTCATTGAAGCCAGTGCCAATTCGGACAGACCGACTCGCCCAAATTTCTTGATCGGTCAGCTCAACCTCGATGGCTCCGAGAACTCCCATCGGGATCAGGTTCTCTTTGTGACCAGAGCGTTCAGTCTGACCGAGCAGACCGATGGTCGCCGGGTTGTCGTTGTGGTTCAACTCGTGGACAGCAATGATCTTGCCTTCCATGTCCTCGAAGCGTTTCAGCTTGATCAGCTGTCCTTGCTTGGGCGTTCCGCGGCCTTGTTTGTAGAACTGATCACGGCTCCGAAGGATGACACCTTCGTGACCTTCAAGCAGCCGTTTGCCTTCGTACTGGTTGAGCATTTCCATGTCTGTCAGCAGAGCAGTCGGGGCAATCTTAACCCAAGAAGGCAGCTTGTCGGCAAGTTCCAGAAGTTCGCCGTATCGTTCATCGTAGTTGCCGACGCTGTTCCACACGTCGAAAAGATACAGCGTCGCATGAGTGATATCCGGATTTTCGAAAGACATCACGGCGGAAGATGTCCGGACATAGCAATCTGCCGCTGTTGGATCTCCAACAATTATCTCCCCATCCAGACCGGCTAGAATGTCCTTGTGTTTCCGAATCTCGGCTTGGAGATCTCGGTTGCGGATAGGTTTCAGGCTGCGCGTGTAAGCATAGCCGTCATGACCGCAGAGGACGCGTATCCCGTCGAACTTGGGTTGCGCCCAGAACGGGAACATCGCTTCGTTGCGCTCTTCCCATTTACTTGCGAGCATTGGTTTCATCGAGCCACTCCTTGATCTTGATTGCAGGATCCCATTTCGGGGGAAGCACGATCAGGATGATGCAGATCGCACTCAGGACGTATTCCATCAGAACCACCCCATCCACTTGCCGAATGAAAAGAAGGCATACAGGCCGAAGCCGAATATGAAGCCTTCCGAGAACTTGTCCCAGATCAGTTGCAGGTATCTCACGTTTGCGCCCTCATAGCTTGGAGTAAGGACTGCTCCTCTTCAGGAGACATGTCCAGGGTTTCGAAAGCATTGCGATACGTGTCATGAGATTTAATCATGACCGTAGCCTGCTCTTGAGTAACTGCCTCGTGAAACACGATGAAGCTGCTCGAGAAGCAGCAATGGTTTGATACGCTATATGGGAACACCCACACATGCGATTTTAGCTCTGTCATGATCACGATCCTAACGTCACGCGTAGCCGCCAAATTTTTGCTACTGAGACTATTTTACCCCACGACAACGGCCCTGACCAGTGCTACCCATCCGCCCGCCACAACTACCAATCCAACGCGTCCGGAGGCTGCGGGAGGACGTCCAGGAAGCGCCTGGACACCTTTGGGCTACCCTTGCCCACCCCTGCCAGCCAAAGCCCCTCTAGCGCCCTCTGAGCAGTCGTTAAAAGGGCACATCATTGGGGTTTTCGAGCTCAAGCTGCACAGACTGTTCCCAGACTGTCCGACCATGCTTTTCTTCCCATGCTTGGCGGCACTGATCCAATGATCCAAAGTCATAGAAGTTCGCACGCTTGGACTCTGACTTCTCACGACCATCATAGTCCATCACTGAGACGTTGACACGCCGAGTTATCTTCGTGATGTGCGGAACAATCCTGGAGAGGAACCGGCCCAAGGCAGTTTCGTTCCCTCGTCGAGTCTGTTTCCACGCATCCATATATTTGATATAATCTGTGGTGACATATTCGGTTTGACCGTAGCGTTCCCAACCGACATCGCTCTCAAAGATCTTGCCATCTTGCAGTTTCCGATACCACCACTCTTCGTCATAGCCCATGGAGAGCAGCTTCTGTTCCTGCAACGCATCAGTCTGCGGAACGTTGCGCACGTTGAACTTCTCAATGTCCACTGATTGCAGATAGTACAGAAGGGCTTGGTAGCCGCCGTTCTCCAGTTGAGCCAGCATCGCTCCGAAGAATGTAGCGTTCTGCTTCTTGCCCTCTCCCATATCCAGCACCAGATAGCGCCGTTCGTCTCCGGTTGCACGAATGACGTGCGGGTCGTTGGATGCCATGATAAGGTGAACGAAGTTCGGCGACGACTCTACGTCGTAGCCTTTCTTTTCCACCGGAATAGTGTCTTCGGTGATCAACATCTTGAGCACGCTTTCGTGCGACTTATCACCAGCAAAGAACGCTTCGTCAGCAAACAGACAGACACAGTCCTGCAAGTGAGCGTTGAAGTTCCCGATAAGATGCTTCGCGTTCGCAATGTGCATGAAGTGACGGCCGAACAGGCGACCAAAGGTTCTCGCAAAGAAGCCTTTGCCTGTGCCCTTGCCGCCACGCATGACGATCGCAACTTCTCCAGATGTAGCTGGCTCCTGAACGACGCGGGCCATCCAGTTGATCAGATATTCGTAGACCACCTTGTTCCCGCTGCACACGTTCTCAAGACAATGCTCAAGAAACATGTCGCAGTTTCCTGGGATCGCTTCATAGGCAAACCCACGCCACAGATTGTAGACACCTTCTTTCTCAAGCAAAGGCATGAACCGCATCGTGTCGTACTGTCGGCGCATTGGATGCTGTAGCCAATACTTGCCGAGCGGCATCGTGACATCAGCACCCTCTTTTGTCTGGCCGACCTTGACCTTCTTGTTGAGATATCTCTGGTTGATGCTGTCGAAGCTGGACATGGTCAGCTTGCTGCGATTGTAGGTCTGTCCGTTGTGCAGCTTGAGGTGATCGTCGATCTCCTCGATGACAACGCATTTCCCACCGATGTTTCCGATTACCGCGTGCCTGTCGTTCATCTGCAACAGCAAAGGATCTTCGCTGTACTGTTTCGCCCGCAGGATTTGACGCCGCGCATATTTGTCGGCACCTGACTTGAGTTCAATAACGCTGGACGAGATAGCCCAACCGGGATCGGTGAGGATGCTGTAGATAACTGCATCGGGGACATTGCAGCGTGCCAGTGAGCAGACGCAGTCGAACACCCAAGAGGAACGAGAGTTGTCCTTCTCCTTGGGTTGGTCCGGGTGATGGCCCTGAGCAATGATGATCTTGACACGATCAGGCACACTCCACTCGTCGAGTTCCGAGAGTTCCTGAATGCGTTCTATGTTTCCCGGGATATCAAGATGTTCGTTGGCTGTACCACCGCCGCCGTCCATCATGGACCCGGAGTGCTGAACGCCTGCTGCCTTCTTGAAGTCTGAAATATCGTAGATGTTTTTGTTGAAGTCCAGCAACTGAGCAACGACTTCAACCCGACCTTTCTTGCGTTTCTGTGGGTTCGGAATGTTGACCGTACCTGGAAGGCGGGCGATGCGATCTACGTTGAAGCAGTGGTCGCCTCCGAACACCTGTTCAAGACGCTTGTTGTAGAGTTCGAAGTCTTCCCACTTGCTCTCAGTTCCCTCGATCTTGTAGGGTTCTTTGAGTTTCCAGAAGCCCCAGTACCCATTTCCTGAGAAGATGGTGCAGCTTGGCTGAGGCATACCCTTCGGAAGATTGGTCGTAAGCTGCGACAGGATGACATCGAGATCGTGGTCCAGACCTTCTTTGTCGGACGCATCACTGTCAATGTCCACATGCAGCCAGCCAGCATGGAGAATGTCTGTCTTGCTCGGCTTCGTGCCAAGTTCACGGCTCGGTGTATTGACCAGAAAGTACAGGTTCCGGATGCCGTTTTCCTGATCGATAAAGTCAAACGCTTTCTTCTCGTCAGTGAAGGTCAGGAAGGTAACGTGCTTCCTGTCGGTGGCGATAGCACCGATAGTCCAAGGCTCGTTGGGCTTGAACTTCTTCAGAAATGATATCGCTTTGCTTGTGTCACCCTTCATTGTTCGCCCAGTATGCTACGAGTCTCTCGGGAGATGCTTTTCCGAGTTCCATCAGGTTGTACCAATAGCGAGAAATCCCTGCCTGCTCGGCACACATCGGGATCGTCTTACCACTACGACGTCGCATGATAAAGCATTTTTCGTAAGGCTTTATGTCACCCAAGGGAGCAGCGATCAAGTCACTCTTGTGAGACTCTTCGCGCTCAAGAATTCCGTAGGTGTTTCGTGAAATTTCAAGTCGCTTGCCTGCTTCTCTTTGGGTCAACCCCTCGCGACGCCGCCACAATAGCAGCTTCTCAGCAAGGCTCAGGTTGGCTTGAACGATTTCAGGAAAGAGATCAGCTTCGGTCCGTCCAGTTTCCCCTCGAACACGATCGCTGCGTGCTGATACATCTGAGGTCTGGTCATATTGTCCCACAGGTTAAGTTCCTTTATCCGTTTTCCGCACCAGAAGAACCAGCAGTTGCTGACCTTCCCCATCACCAGCGCCGTTCCGCCCAAACGAGCGCGGCGGTACAGCCAGACTTGCTGTTCTTTGGATAGCGGGTGTGGAAATATCACCGGCCTTGTGTCCGCGTTCACCGGCCATGCCTTCATCGCTTTGCATTCGATCCAACCTCCTATGAAATTCACATCAGGGATACCGATCCCAGTTCTTGGGGACTCGATAGAGACACCGTCTAGAGGAGCCAACCTTGCGAGTAGGGTTGACTTTGCGCTGCCTTCTGACATGATTGCTCCGAGTGGCGGGGTTGGCTTTTAACCATACCCCGCCGACAAAGCAGTGACAAGTTCAACCTTTCTCGAGGATCGGCCGGACTGGTCCTCTTTTCTGGTTCTGATACTTGCCGTCGTAGGCAACAGAAGCAGGCTCGTCAAGGAAATGGAACACGATCTGAGCGATAGGATCACCACGGCGAATGAGGACAGGTTCCTTGCTGTGGTTGGTGATTTCCAGTGTGAGATACCCACACCATCCAGGCTCGATCACCGTGTTCTGAACTGCAACTCCGAGACGAGCCCAAGTGGACTTGTCATGAACGATGCCGAGAACATGCTTTGGCATGACAAACCGTTCGATCGTCGATGCGAGAATGAAGTCTCCAGGATACAAGGTCCACCTTGGTTCAAGACCTTCCTCGTCGAACTCCACCCGCACGTCGTAGCCAGCGGGACCTACGCCGTAGGTCATGCCGTTGTGTTTGGTCCGCTCAGAGAAAGGCTCGAAGATACCCAGCTTGCGGATCGTGTTGCCAGATGCGATCATGTCAGTCCCTCCGGTACGTCGCAAGAGTTTGCCACAGATTGTCTGCAATCGTAGGCTCACGAACAGCACGGAACCCAAGGGACATCATGAAGTCATGAAGGTCCTGTGCCTTGGCCGTGCCGAAACCGCTGATATGCAACTCCAGAGCAACCTGCTCCAGATTGGTGTTCGCCATCAGCCGATCGAAGAACTCATACTCAGCACCCTCACAGTCGATCTTGGCGACCTGCATGTTGGGATACAACCCGACCAGAGTGTCGACCGAAATAGCGTTGATCTTGGTAGTAGAGCGGCCACGGCGGAACGTCGTCGACGAGTTTCCGGGGTTCTTGCCAGTGGTGCTGAGATAGAGTTCCATCTCACCATCATGCTTGCTGGTCAGCGCCGCGTTGTGCAACGACACACGGTCGTGGAAGCCAGCGGTGTTCAGGTCGAGCATCGCATAGTTGTTCGGTTCCGGCTCCAGCGAGATCACCTGAGCAGCACCCTTCTCCAGAGCCATCTTCGTGAAGCAGCCGATGTTCGCCCCGATGTCCAGCACGATTTTGCCTTCGCATTCAAGCAGGCCGTAGGACTTGTTGATCTCTTTTTGCACATACTGATCGTAAGTTCCAACGCGTCCTTTCATTGGGCCGAGGAAACCTTTTGCAGTGATGTCTATGAGTTCGCGCTCTTCGAACTCACCATTCACAATTACACCATATTTCATGATCTTCTCTCCATTCTTTGTTTAACGTCGCCACCTATGAAATGATCAAGAATATTATCTGATCTTGTCGACCAAACAACATGTCTCGGATTCACACATAGCCTGTTATCGCACAGATGTGCTGGTTCACTCTTAAGAACTGTTTGTTCTCCAGAAGCTATTATTCGATGAACGTACTGACTTCCTGTCCAAGCATATCCGTTACATTTTCCATAAGGCCAGATAATACAATCATCAGTTTCAGATTGTTTTGCTGACTTGATGAATTCAGAAATTTGTTCTCCTGTAGCATATTTCTTAGTCATGTAAAGAGGATCACCATGACGAGACCATTTGTTGTAGTGAGACAAACACCAGCCAGTTCTCTTATTGATCACTGGCTTGTCACAACCATCTATGGAGCATGTCAACATTTGCTGATCTCTCCCCAGCTTGGCCCTGTCTCAGTGTCCACGTTGAAAGGAACGTAGGGTGTGCAGCGATCTTTGACACAGTCCATCATGATCTTGCCAGCAGCTTTCGCTTCTGCAACACTACCGAACGTGCCGTCAGTCTCGTCGTGAACCTGCAACTGGATGAAGTAACCAGCACGATCAAGTTCGCACAGAGCCAGCTTTGTCTGGTCAGCAGAGGAGCCTTGGATGATCCGGTTCAGCGCCTTGTGCGTGTAGTCAAAGGTTCCGTCATCACGACGCTCGAAGTTCAACCTGCGGCCAAAGATTGTGGTGACGAAGCCGCGTGCCTCAGCTCGCTTGGTCGCTTCTTTCGCCAGCTTTCCAACATAAGGAACAGTCTGGTCGAAGTTGTCGATGATGTCCTGTCCTTCAGCACCCGCTGTCTCGCGGACATAGCCGCGTTGCAGTTCCATCTTGTAGGCCATCGCCTCTCTTTGGGTGTCAAAGTACTCAGTGCGCTTGTTCTCAGCCCAACCGTATGTCACCATCCAACGAGTGGGTTTCTTGATATCGTGGCAGAGTTTGGCACCGCCTTCACCATAGCACAGCCCAAGGAAGATGTTCTTGGAATACCCACGGTTCACCTTGTAGTCGCTGGTTCCGTTGGCGAGCCAAGCATCAACCTTAGCATCACCATGAATGAGACGTGTCATCATATCATGGTTGTCTGTGGTCGGGTCGTCCATGTAACGCTGCGCTGCCTCTCTTGCACGAGGCAGGTTCATCACGGCGGCGAAGTGTGTCGTCCAACGTGGCTCTTGCTGAGAATAGTCGTTACACCCCCAGATACCACCATCCTCAGGAACAAATATCTTTCGCCATTCACCTGCAATATCCGGATCACGGTCTGGGGAGGGTTGTTGCTGCATGTTCGGGTGAGTCGCAGAAAGCCTGCCGTAGCGAACACCTTTCTGGTCACCCTGCTCATCCTCTCTTGCGATCTGATGGAACTGGCAGTGCATCCGTCCATTCACAGAGTACTTGCGAATGCTTTCAGCGAACGTGGTTCTGATCTTGTTGACCTTGCGTGCCCTGAGAATAGCTTCGCAGACTGGATGGTCATTTCCGCCCAAGAGGAAGCGGTCAATTTGCGGAGCGCCTGTGCTGGTCTTCTGCAGACGAATGCCGATAGCTTCCAGAGCAGGAGCCAAGGCTCCAGGCTTCCACACGTCTCCGAAAGCAACCTTCACACCTGTCTGGTGACGGATGAGATCGAGCGCAGCCTGCTCTTCTCTTTGGGACCAACGCTCAATCTCGCCCAGCTTGTCAAAGTCGATCTTCACACCACGGCGGCGCATACGAACAAGAACAGGAAGCGTTCTGGTCTCAAGGTCCCAGATCTCACGCAGCCCTTCGTCGTCAATCACCTTCTCCTGTCGGCGCAGCAATTCCAGAGGCGACGCAACGTCTTGCTCTGCATACTCTCCAACGTACCGACCAGGAAGCCGCCACAGACCAGCCTTGGGGTCCAGCCCAAAGGAACGAGCAGCTTCCATGAGGACGGCTTCGTCCTTGGCCTCGATACCATACCGATCGCCGATAGCTTTCAGCGAATAGTTCATGTGCAGTTCGTAGATCAGCGGGTCAGCAATTTGGACGTCACGAAACTTAGCGTCGGCGTGCCATTCGAAACCGTCGTTATAGCCGTAGTCAACATCATACGCGAGGTTAGCACCAACGAATTCACCATCAAATCCCTTGATCTGGTCTCTGAGGTAGGCAAGAACTCCTTCAACAGGGAGATTATCACCTCCTTCATGACGGAACGGAAGATAGTGCTTAGGTCCTCCATCGATAGCGAACCCCCAGCCGACAGTGTATCCATCTCGGAGCGAACCTGATCCCATTTGGTTTCCGATTGATGGGTCTCTGGTTTCGGCGTCGATTGCAATTCGTTTTGCTCCTTGCCACGAAGGTAGATCGGACAAGGAAGGCGGCGACCACTTGGCTTCGGGTGTGAAGAACCCAAGCTGGAGCGGGCCTCCCTTATTGGGATTGGACTTTGTTCTTATCACGGTTCTTCCTTTTTACTCGCAGCAGCAGCTTGAGACTCATGATCGATGTTTCTTCAGAGTCACCAGAGCCATGACAGTTTGGAAACTCTCCACCCAGAAGGGTGGAGATGAACTTTCCTGTGAACACGCATTGGTAGATGCTGACATTCATCCTTGAATTGGTCCTTCCGACCAGTCATCGTAGCCAAACGGGTGTTCCATGCCGTCGACTGCCTTATTGTGAGGCTCTGTGGACGTGTTGGTTGGCGCGGCCTGCCCCATAGTACCACCAGCCGCACCACAGGGCAGGGCAGGGGCAGGCGTTGCGCCCTTGGCAGCACCTACCCCACCCGCCGCACCAGCACCAGCCTCCAGCGCCTTCTGAGCGTTCGCAATAATGTTGTCCAACAGCCGCAAAGCAAACTCCAGCTGCTGAGTGCTTTGCCAGTCCGAGAGAATGCAGCAGAACTGATACTCCAGGTCAGGCAGGTTGTTGGCTTTCTTGAAGCGAGCGTTCAGTTCGTCGATGTTGTCCGGCGGCTCGATCGACAACGCATAGACTGCGTCATAGTTGGTGATCATCTTCAAGACATAGGTGCGAGCCTTCGCCAAGTCTTGCAGGCCGTTTTTCTTCCACCACCGCGAGACGTACTTCGTGGCGCAGCCTTCCAGATAACCGAGGCCAGCCTCGATCACCCAGTCCCAGTGCTGATACTCGGCCTGATAGTGTTCGCCACCTTCTTGGGCTACGAACTTGATGTTCTTGCACAGACACATCTTCTTGTCATGGCCGCAGGTGTCACAGTTCGTGTTGCCCATCATTCTGCTCCTGCATCCGGAAGGTAGTGCCACGAATGATCTTTGATGAGGTAGTACACATCAATGATCGCTTCGGGATACTTGTGACGATACTTGAGCATGTAGTTCTCTACCGCCAGACGCTTCGTTTCCATGTTGCGGTTGCCCAACATGAGCTGATCACGGACATAGCAGTAGAACTCGAGCATGTCCAGCCCATGAAGCCACTTCACTTCGTGTTCGTTCAGGTCCTGGATCGCGTCGTGTCCAAAGACCTGTTCGTTCATGTGCATCTCGATCTGCATCTGAACGTCGTTGTTCTGCACCCCGGCTTTCTTGGCGGGATGAGGCATGTCACCGGTGAGACGTTCCGGAATGTCGTGCTGCACCACGGCACGAATGAGCGAACCAGAAGCTGTCGGGTTCAAGATCAACAGCATCGTCAGCATGTTGAAGGTGTGCATCCCAACAGAGTGGGAGCCGATGCCTGGAGAAGCGTGGGTCCGTTCGACCCGCGCCCCTTCCCGAGCAAACTTGATGCGTTGAACAACGTCCTCAAGAAAATATTCCATCATGCTCTCCGTGCCAACCATTCAACGCAAGCGCGGCTCCAGTCAGGAGCGGCGATCTGCTGCGCGAGAACCATGGCTTTCGCCACCCGCGCAGGGTCTTCCTTGTCTTTCCAGGCCATCCAAGACTGGTACATCGGCACCACCGTCTTCTTGAAAAACTTGTCCTGGAAGCCCATCACCGCACCTTGGGTCATGAACATGTCCAGGTCCTGGAACCACGCCTCGATTGGGCCGTTGACGATCGGCGTCGCACGCACTTCGCCCAAAGAGTACGGGTCCATCCCTGGAGCGTGCTGGGTCACGTTGCCGTGCTTGTCCAGAGTGTTGTGATAGGCGTGAAAGTTGGTGCTGATCTGTTCGTAGATGCCCATCGGCACGCCGACCCACGCAGACATCACTTCCTGCAACACCGAGAAGTGAACGGCATTCGCACCGTAGGCACCCCAGATCATGTCGTTGCTGCGATTGAAGACGTACATGTCCAGCTTGCCATAGGGGCTGATGCGGAACGTGCAGATCAGGTTGCAGGGAAAATCCTTGCCGTCCATGCCGAGGTCAGCAGAAGCGTCCCACATCTGAAGAACGATACGACGGTCGTCGGGGTTCTTCTTGAGCAGGGTGGCAATGGTTGCAAGCTGATCGATACCGCCGATCTCGAAGCCGCCGTCGCTGTGCTGGATAGTCGCTTCGAAGTGAACCCTCCAGCGATAGCCATAGGCACCATGGAAGTTCACGCCGTCGTCAGTGTAGTTGGCAATGCTGCCAGCGAACTGAGAGACCCACGCCACATCACGACGACCAGCCAGCATCCACAGGCTTTCCATGAAATGAAAGTAGGGATTGGCATCGCGTTCCGGATAGAACAGAACACGTTCTTCAGGATGAGCATAGGTGGTCGTCACAGACCCCGGAAAGAGCGTGACAGGGCCGTTGCGAGAGTCGCGATTAACACCTTCAGCTTTCAGCGCTTGAAGCCCAAGGAGAAGGGCTTCGCTGACATTGCGGGCAGAGATAACTTTCATGCGAGAACTCCATATTGATCGAACATCAGATCTTCGTATTTCTTTCTGACGCCGGGGTCGTCTACCCCTGTTTCGGTTACGATGTTGCCGTGGGCAAGATCGATGAGACGCTGCGCGACCGCGACACGGTCGAACATGGGAAGGATTTGCCGAGCCTGATCACGATAGATCATGGCTTGGTTGCGATCCATATTGCCAGCTTCCAGGACGATCTCGGCATAGTGTTCGGGATCACCATTGGCAACGCCGAGATCGATGTAGTGCTGTCCGGCGACGAACAGTTCGTTGCCCATACCACGAGTCTGTGCGACAGGAACGCAGCCGTTGATCATGGCGTCCACGACGACACGGTTCCAGTGGCCTCCGACCGCAGAGTACTTCGCCGACCACGAAGGGTCAACCAGAACTCGGGCGCTGGTCAGCATTTCCAGAACCTGCTCGCTGTTCCAGTAATCGTGATGGGTCATGCCGTTGGTCTCAGCAGCTTCCCAGAACTTCATCGATGAGAACCAGTCATCGTTTTGATCGTGGAAATAGTTCGGCTTGCACTTGTCTTCGCTGGTCATGTACTGATATTCGATACCCTTGCCAGCGATCTCACGCAGTTCTTCAGGATGCTTGTCGGGCATGTAAGCGATTGCTTCCACCAGTTCGTGGACATGCTTCCAAGCCTTGAAGGTTTGCATGTTGACGAAACCTTTCCGCTTGTTCTCCCACGGCTGGATATCGCGGATAGGCATGAACTGCGGGTTGACCACCATCGCCCGAGGGATAGCAAGGTGAGCGGCACCGTTCAAGGCACAGGCATGGACGCAGGCCAGCCCAGACAGCTTGTCCAGGATATGCAGCAGATGCGGCGCACCGGACTTGACGTTGCCGTCATGAACGAAGGCGATCTGCTTCACATTTGGGTTGAGGTCGTAGAGATCTGGCCAGCGGTCGTTGCCGAGATGTTGCTTGTTCTTGGGCGGGACAGGCACGGTCCAGATAACCATGTCGTAGCCATTCAGGATTTGGATTGCAGTCCTGAGACCTGCGGTCGTCTTGTAAGCCAGCCGGTTCTCGGCTTTGAAGTTCCAGCCTTTGCCTTGGTTGAACCGGATGCCACTGTGACCAATTTCGAAGTCACCGTCTTTGCCCATCGTGGCCGCTCGATCGGCGTACACCAGTTCTTTGAGATCGACTTTGTGGCCTAGTTCTTTCAAGCCGCCGATCAACTGTTCTGTGTGATTGATAATGCCCCCGAGGTCCATGCAGGAATGGAGGGCAACACATATTTTCATGTCCAAGGCTCCCATGTGCGGTATAAACCACCTTAGCCCTGGACGTGGCAAAAGACAAGTGCTTACTTGTCTGAGTCGCGGTCGTTATTTAATGACATGCCCTTGCCGATGATGATTGCAATAGCAAGGAAGGGGCCGAAGCCTGACAGCAGAAACATAAAGAAGGCTTCTTCTGGACTGACTTTCTGCTTCTTTCCATCAACCAGTTGGCGGTCATACCATGTGATGAAAACGTAAAACCAGACCGCCCACCAAAGGGCGATCCAGAACCAGTTGCTGATGATCCAGTTGATCATTTGATCCGATACCTCGATCTCGGTTTGCCCTGCAGAAGACGGACACGTTCATACTTGTCGAACTCACAGAGCGCGAATTGTATGTCGGTCGGTGCCAGCTTGAACGGGTGTGCGAACCACGCACTCTGATTGATGTACAGATCTTGAATGACCTGTCCAGCATGAGCCTCTTTCAAGGATGACTGGTCAGTCAAACCCAAGACACGAGCAGCACCGCGCAGAGCGCCCGGTCCGATCGGCGTCCATTCCCACCAGTCTCTTGGGTAAGAGAAGGTGCCGTCCTCCGGGCTTTCAAACACGCTGTTCCAGAAGCCAGTGTAGGTCGTGTCCAGGAGAACTTCCTTGGTCATGAACCCTGTGCCGCCGAAGCCCATGAGAGTTCGCATGGAGGTCGCGACTTTCTCCCAGCTTTGGGATACAGTTGCGAGTTGGATCAGGTTCGGCGTTGCCGCGTGCAAACCCTTGAGAAATATATCCACCACGACCTCTTGCTTCGGGGCGGAGATTCCTTGATTTGTGATGACATATGCGCCTGTGAACACTCTCTCGCCGTCGGCCAGTCTGTCCGCCGCGAGATCTTTGATGCCATCAAAATCGAAGTCCTCATAGTCTTGCCACCCCACTGCTTCTGCAAATTCCCAAGTGCCGAAGTATCTGAATAGCGCGCAGTTCATGAGAACTGAACGGCGGTCATCATGGAAATTCTTCCCGTAGAAAAGCTTCCTCAGCTGATCGCTGGTCCGGTCGTGATGCCGCCGGACGTTTGTGAACTTATAGGTTTGAAGGATAGGATCTTCGGTCCAAGCCTTGACATCAAACCCAACGGAAAGGCCCGCCTCCTTCCGGAGACGGACCTCTTCGCGTTCGTTGAGGTAATCGAAGAACGCTGGTGCTTTGAGCAGTTCCACCGATTACTCGGCAGCAGCCGGAGCAGCGGCCTTGTCGGCCTTGGCTTTCGCAGCAGCTTCGGCAGCCGCGTTCTTCTCGGCGACCTTCGCAGCCTTGGCAGCTTCGCGTTCGGCTTTCTTGGCCGCGTTCGCCTTTTCACGCTCGGCCTTGGCAGCTTCGCGCTCTTCGGCCTTGCGGTTCTTGCCGAGGTCGGGGTCTTCCAGGTTGTGCTTCTTGTACCACGCGGCACGACGTTCGGCGTATTCGGCGTCGGTCGGTTCCGTGACGGTCATCAGGCCAGCAGCTTCCCAGTTGATGATGTCCCACGCCAGAGTGCCTTCGCCCTCGATCGCATCGATCACCAACATACCGTCCTTGTAGTTGGGCCAGCGATGACCGCGACCCTCAGCGCCCGTGTGCTGTTTCACGATGTTGACCACCGAGAACATCTTGCGGGTCGGACGTTTCACATACTGCGCAGCAGCCGGTTTCGCCAGCTTGCGGTCCTTGGGTTCCTTCGGAGCCTTCGGTGCCTTGGCAGCTTTCGGCGCGGGCGCTTCAGCGCCACCGGCCTCGGCCTTGACGGTCTCGTCGAACTTCTGCAGGGCTTTCCAGGTCTGCACGACGGCAGTCTCGTGGTCCTTGAACGCCTTGATCGTGGCGACGCCGAGGTTGGTCGCAACGAGGTTGCGCAGGGTCATCAGGTTTTCTATGCTTTCAGACTGGAGCGACGCTTCGGTGTGCTCTTTGTCCATGAACTTGATTTTGTCGGTCACGATTGACTCCATTTCTACGATGCGGTTCTTTGGCAACACATGCCGCCAACACTCGAACACTAACCCGTCGATGTATTGGCGGCAAGCATTATTTGTCCGTGTCTGACCTATTTAGTCAGCACAGGCACCAGTCTTGCGTCCATGCTCATCAAGAGCACAGGCACCAGCGAAACCATCTTCGAGTTGAAGCTCGACCACCTTGGCGATTTCCTCGTCTTTGGCTTCGTCACCATCAGCAGCCTTGATGGGTTCGTCATAGTTCCCTGCCGGACGGTAGGTCGTGATGCCTTTCGCACCGTTCTCCCAAGCCATCATGTAGATGTCCTTGAAGTCAGTGTAAGGCATGTCAGCCGGGACGTTGCAGGTTTTGCTGACAGCACTGTCGCTCCACCGTTGGGCAGTACACAGGACAGCCACATGCTCAGCCGCTGTGATGTTCCCATGGGTGACGGTACGGCCCTTGACGCCCAAGTAGGCGACTCCATAGTCCGGGATGAGAACCGTCTTCATGCCGTCTTTCATGATGACGTTGCGCTTCTGTTCGTACGCAATCACAGGCTCGATGCCGGAGGTCACGTTGTCAGCATAGAGCGAAATCGTACCGGTCGGAGCGATGCTCGTCAGGTGCGAATTGCGGATGCCATGCTTCTTGATCAGAGCGATCGTGTCTGCCCACAAGCCCTTGACGAACTTGCTCTTCAGGTACGACTCGGCTTCGTACAGCGGGAACGAGCCTTTCTCAGCCGACAGCAACGCCGAAGCCTGATAGCACTTGTTCGCGATGAACTCCATGAGTTTGTCCTGGAACTCGATGAAGTCCGGCGTGCCGTAGGGCAGGCCCATCGCTTCCAGAGCATTCGCAAGGCCGGTCACACCGAGACCCATGCGGCGCTTTCTTTGGGCTTCCTGCTTCTGCTGCGGCAACGGATAGCGGCTGCGGTCGATGACGTTGTCCATCGCACGAACCACAGGCGGAATGTCCGCTGCCAGCATGTCGAAGTCGAATCCGTACAGAGGTGCATCATCACGCTTGTAGAGATACTTGACGAGGTTGAAGCTGCCCAAGAGACAGGCTCCGTACGGAGGGAGAGGTTGTTCGCCGCACGGATTGGTCGCTGCGATTGTTTCGCAGTAGTAGAGATTGTTCATCTCGTTGATGCGGTCGATGAACAGAACGCCGGGTTCGGCCCAGTCGTAGGTGCCGCGCATGATCATGTCCCAGAGAGCACGAGCATTAACCTCGCGGTAGTTCTTGCCGCCGAAACGCAGCATGAACATCTTGTCGCCCTTGACGGCTTCCATCAGTTCATCAGTGACGGCGATCGACATGTTGAACCCACGAAGCGGGCGCATGTCCCACGGGATCGCACTGTCCATGACTTGCTTGGCGCGGATGAACTTCTCGATGTCAGGATGGTCACAGCGAAGCACCATCATCTGTGCGCCCCTGCGGTTCCCGGCGCTGGTCGTAGCACGGCACACCATGTCCAGGATGCCTGCAAAGGCAAGGGGACCGTCGGTCGCACTGTCCACGCCCTTGATAATGTCACCTGATGGACGCAAGGTGGAGAAGTCGTAGCCGACGCCGCCGCCTTGACGCATGGTAGTCGCGGCCAACTTGGCGACGTCCATGATGCTTTCGGAGTGGAAATAGCCGTTGCTGCGCTCGATGATTTTCTCGGCCTCGGTCGGACCATCAACAAAGCTGTCGTGAATTGTCGGCATCACGAAGCAGTTGTAGAGTGTCACGTTCTTGAGCGATCCAGCACCAGCCTGAACTCGGCCGGGAGGCATGAACCGCTGTTCCATCAGGATAGAGCGAAATGCCATGTAGTGATCGTGGTTGTCTTGAAGGAAGCCAGCGACACGATTGGTGGCCTCTCTGAAGTCTTCGTTTTGGCCGCGATACTTTTCAGCACCGATCGCGTCACAGTGCGGGTTCTGTGGTCCAGACATTCGTCTCTTCTCCTGACCTAGCATTTGTTTCCTATCTACATTCTGACGATAGTCAGGTTTTCTGACGCTCGGGTTATAGCGGTATAGAGCCAACGGTCTCTCTGACTCTTGAAGCAAAACGACTCGTCAAAAACACAAACGCTTTCCCACTGGGAGCCTTGTGATTTGTGACAAGTCAGGGCGTAGCCATAGTCGAACTCGTGGGCCTCAGAACGAAGCCAGTATTGCTTTTCGAGCTCTTTGCCGCGACCAAGGAAGTGATGCTCCAAGGCAGCGACGTTGATGCTCATTGGGTTATCTTCTGGATGAACCGACATGTGGACCTTGCTGTCCATCACACCTTCGACATCACTGACGTTAAAGATAGCCCCGTTTAGCAAGCCTAACTCATTGTTATTGCGTAGACAAACCAAACGGTCACCGACTACAGGGTACGGATCGTGGATATCACGCAGCTTGCGAAGCTTCATGTTGCTGGCATGGCGCGTGACGTTCTTGCCCACAAGCACCTGATCAAAGCTGAGGATCTGTTCAGGATCGAGCTTCGTACCTTGCGGGTAGACGAAGCAGCCTTGGCCCCAGTCACCGAGTTCGAGACGCTCACCGTTCCGAACCTTGGTCGCCATTCTGAGGATGGGAGACTCAGCAGCCTGACGGTGAATTTCATCAAGCATGATGTCCGGGCGAACACCCTCGGTGAAGTACCCAGCGCCACCAACTGGAGGCAACTGAGCGGGATCACCCAAGACAAGGATAGGCGTCTTGAACGACATCAGGTCCTGCCCCATTTGGGCATCAACCATGGAACATTCATCAATGACGATAAGCGGTGCGTCCTTGACAATGCTCTCTTTGTTCAGCGTGAACTGCGGCTGCGAAGCGTTCTTGGCTTCTTCCTCAATCGCCTTGTGCAACGCTCGCACCTTCGGGTGATTGTTGATGAAGTCGTCTTCCATGTCTTTCATGTCAGCAAGGAGCAACACGAGTTGCTCTTCGAGCTCTTTCAGGTGAGCCTTGCTTTTGTCACGGCTTCGGTAGATGAGAGAGTGGATAGTGGCTGCATTTTCACAGCCTTTGGTTCGCAGGACGTGAGCCGCTTTCCCAGTGTACGCGGCGAACAGAACACCTTCACCGATAGTCTCGGCGAGGTACTTTGCGAGCGTTGTCTTCCCGGTGCCAGCATACCCAAAGAGGTGGAACACCTGCTTCTCGCTGTTGTGATACCAACGGTTCACAGCGACAAGGGCCGCATCCTGCTGCGGTGCGAATATCATGTAGCCCTCCTGACTGAAACGGACGGGGAATTACCCCCGCCCGTCTATGAATGTTCCGTCGATCAGAACGGAATTTCAGTGTCGTCAGAGGACAGAGGCTTGGATTGACCACCCCGGCCAGCCGAGGCCGACTCGTCGTCGCCACCAGCACCAAGGCTGTCGAAGTCAGCACGGGCCAGACCGTTCTCGATCATGGTGCCGAATTCCTTGGCTTCCTTCAGCAGAGGCATGTCTTCGGCCGGATTGATCAACGACTCTTTCCACGTATCGGCCATCGGGCTGATCTTGTAGTTGTAGTAGGTGCCGCTGTCGTTTTTCTGCTTGGTGGTCGAGATCTTGCAACGGTTCGCGAAGATCGGCGGACGGCCTTTCTGCGTGTACATCGCCGTCATCCAGTCCTTGTGGACCTTGATCTTGGTAGATGAGAAGCTGAGAACGCAGTAGCCTTCGGTCTGCTTGCCGTCGGCGTCCATGATCAGACAGTAGACATAGTAGGTCTCGACCAGATCGTTGCCAGCAGGCGACTTGAACTGGATGCGTTTCCCGTCTGCGTCCTTGGGCGGAATGCGCGACCCGCCGTTCTTGGCGATTGCATCCTTGAACACCTGCGAGTCCAGTTCATGACGATCGACCAGACCGCCGCCCTTGGTCCGCGGAACCCATTCGACGACAGCAGCTTCCTTGTACACCGGGATGATGGTGACCGGCTGTTTCAGGATTTCTTTGGTCACCGAGTTGATCAGATCACCGGCCTTGCAGCCTTCGATCGTCTGGTCCTCGACTTCCGGCGAGTTGGACTGCAACACGTTGATGAACGGAATGGAAAGGTCGTTGATCGTCGTGCCTTCGAAACCGGAGTGAGAATACTCACCATAGTCGTACCCTGTGGATGCGACTGCGGTTCCTTTCGTTTCAGCTACTTCTTTGCCAGCCATGATGGCTCCTTTCGGCTATCGTTGATGGGGATGCACCCCACGCTCACCACTATCCTAGGTGACAGGATTGGTCATGCTCACGTCCACTGAAATTTCGTCAGGAACTTTGCCGACGGTAACTTCGGCAACTGAGCCAATGACTGCAATCGAAATGTAGCCGCCTTGAGAAAGAGCGGCATTCACAGCAGCAGTCACGATCACAGCCAACTTTTCGTTGGTAATTTCATTGATGTCAGTTTTCACAGGTCTTTCACCTTTGCTGTGCGCTGGCGGAAAATGCCAAACGTCTCTCTGGGCAGATCAACACCGTCGCCAAGGCGTTCCTTGACCCAAGAGTTGAGGGTTGCATGATGGACCGAGAAGTTGCTCTTCATCACAAGCTGCATACCAAGTTTCTGGACAGCCTCGATGAAAGCCTTGCTGCGGGCCTCGTCGCCCTTGGGGAACTCGAATATCAGTTCGCGCTTCACGATGTGGCCGTAACCGTTGTCGTCCAACCACTTGATCGCAGGGTCGCGCTTCTCGCCAGCAATGCTGGAACGGATCTCTTCTTTGACGGTCAGCTCGCGACCATCGCCGAGGTTGAACTTGCCTTCCATACCGTCGGTCGCCTGCGGAATACGCATTTCTGCGATGTCCTTCAGTTCTGCTTGGGCTGTCTCAAGTTCAGCAGCGATGCGGGCTACCTTGGCCTCAGCTGCGAGATACTCGTCTGCCAGCGTGCGTAATACAGCGGTCAGATTGTCTGAGGGACGGTCATCGCGGAACGCTGCATAGTCGTCTTGCATCTGTGAAACCCTTTGTTGTCAGCTTGTACACTATGCCCCAACGGCGCACAAAAGACAACCTTAATATATCTTCGCGACAATCTCGGTGTACTCATTGTGTCTTCCGCTCCACTGGAGAAGCTTGACACAACCGCCGTTGTAGTGAGCAGCGATAGTCGTCGCCATTCCGATGAGACCTGGATTGCCGATCAGAAGAAGATGATCTTTGTCCGTGAAGTCAGACAGCTTTTCGTGCATGTCACCCAAGACAAGGCCGGGGTTGAACGGATGCGCCGAGGGCGAAAGGAGATACTGGATCTCCCCCCACCGCTCAGCCTTGTTGATAGATGTGAAGCGGGGAACCAGTTCCTTGCTGACCTGATCGAACCGCATCTGTTGCTGAACTGCGAAGACTGTCATTATATCCAAGCCTTGAGTGCGTCGCCAAGGATTTCGGCTGCAACGTCCTTCTTGTTGCGCAGATTCGTGACGATGTGTTCATCGATGTCAGAGTCACTCATGATGTCGATATAGTTGACGGGATGCTCGTCCATTCCGCCGCGATGAGCACGATCCTCTGACTGGAGCCGGTCCAGCAAGCGGAACGAATTCGAATAGTAGACCATTGTCTTGGCCTGCGTCAGCGTCAGACCGGAGCCACCCTTTTGGGCATTCCCGACGAACCACTGAACATCGCCTTTCTGGAAGGCCAGCTTGTTCTTCTCAGACTGGTCCTGGTCAACCTTGCCGTCATAGCGAACAGCAGTCTTGCCGAGGAGATCCATGATCTGATCGATGTCGTGGCTGAACCGTGCCCAAATGATGCCAGGATGGTAGGTCTCGTCACGGATTTGCTCCATGGCTCCGAGGCGAGGGTTCTTGTCCGAGAACATATGGACAGGCTCTTCGTCGCCGACCGGAACATAGTTGCAACTGATCTGCTGGAGACGAAGCTGCTTGACGATCGGAAGTTCAGCAGTGATTAGATGGTCACCGATCTCGAGCATTAGTTCGTCTTCAAGTTGGCTGTAGGCCGCTTTCATTTCGCGCGACATTTCGAAGTATCGCTTCGAGTACAGCTTCGGCGGAAGGTCGAGAACGTCGTCCTTCAAAACACGATCGCTGATCTCGTTGAGCCACTGATACAGCTTGTCGAGATTCTGGTACTCGATCAGCTTGTCGTAGCCGGGATCATAGCCATGCAGAGCCTTGCAGTCGGCGGCTGTGAACCAGCGGCCAAAGAAGTTGCGAAACTCGACAGTTCCATGGATGCCGTGGTTCTTCCAGAAAAACTCATCAAGGAACCGGATTTGACTGTAGACGTCGAATGGCCCAATAGCAACAGGAGTTCCCGTTAGGATTCGACGGAACTTCGCGTACTTGCCGGAAGCGACGATGCTCTTCGTGCGCTTGGCATTCGGAGTCTTGATGTTGTGCGCTTCGTCGAGGACGTACAGGCACTTGCGCTTCTGCAAGAACTTCCAGACCAGTTCCTTGCCTTCTTTGGTCATGAAGCCGTTGTAGCTGATGAGCAGCACCGACAGACCATCGTGGGTGAACAGAGAGTTCATCGCCCGCTTGTGTGCGGCTGTTGCCTTGCGGGCTGTGCTGAACACCTGCACGCGCACGTCGAGGGAGATCTCAACTGGCATGTGCTTCGGTATCTCGTCCGTGTTCCAGTTGCGCTCAACTCCGGGAGGAGCGACAACCAGCAGGCCGTCGATCTCCCCTTCGGAGTACATGACAGCAGCAGTGTCGATGATTGGCTTGGTCTTTGCCGTTCCCTGTTCCCAGAGCAAACCCCACGACTTTTCGCGCATGTGGTTCTTCAGATGGTTCAGCTGATGTTGGAAGGGAGTGACGGTGTGCGGGTAGTTTTCAATATCTAACATATGTGCTCCTTTTCTACGACCATTATAGCAGCGCCAAGCCCAAGTGACAAAGGGCATATTTCGCTGACAGTACCTGACATCACTGGGGACTTTCAAAGTGAAGTAAGTGATGTCACCCTTTTGCCTTTGTTTACAGTATCTTACTACTCTCTGACTATACTTACTATACTTGCAATACTAAAAACAGGGTTACGGTAAAACGGCGGAGGGCTGGTGGTTGGGTTTTAGGTGCTGCCAGTGCTGCAAGTGATGTCAGGGACAAAAGGGCCAAGCATAACAGTCACTTGACACTTTGTCTCTGACATCACTTGACATCACTTGACACTACTTAGCAAACTTCTTGAGCACAATGTAGGCAACGACGAGCGCCGCCATCACAAAGATGCCAGCCGCAGCCCATTGCAAGGGACCGGGCGGAAGTGCCGTCACGGTAGCCAAGGCTCCGGGAATGATACCGGCGCTGATCTTGCCAAGGCTGTCGATATTCAGCTCGTCCTTGGCCTGTCCCATCAGGGCCATGTCCTCGGCTTCGGCCTTGCCCGGTGCAGCCATGAGCGGAGCAGCGATGTTGGTCTGGCCTTCGAACAACCAGACAGCGCGATCGATGACGCCATGATCTTTGCCAGCCTGCACGCCGTCAATGACATCGCCCATCACACGACGGGTCCAGCCTTTGCCGAAGGTCTTGAACGTGGACAGACGCTTCATCCAGTTCCAGCGTTTCAAGCACAGAGCCTGGATGAGACCGCTGATATCGTTGCGACGTTTGATAGCGCCGAGAGTGACGTTGCCCATCACGCCGTCGACCTTCACACCAAGGATTTCCTGCAAGAACGTCACAGCGCGGGAAGGACCGGAGTTGATCGAGAAATCGTACATCGCGTAGTCGAGGCCAGCAGGTAGGTCATCGCCGTGGATCAAGTCCCAGTATTGGGATTTGTAGATGTCCAGAACCTCGGCCATCGTGATGCTGCGAACAGACTGACGAGGCTTGCCGATGCGATTGCGATACCCGTCATAGGTGCGCTGGATCACGCCCTTGTTTGTCGCACCACCCGGATCCTTTGGGTGATTGACATATCCACCTTCATGGACCAGTGCCCACTCGGTGCATTCATCGAAATTATCTTTCATGTTGATCTCCGTCTATCAGGGTGTTGGTCCACGAATTACCAGTTCGGGGAAGAAGTCAGAAGTCAGACCAGTGAACAGCACAGTCTCAGTTTCCCAGAAGGGATGGCAGCGATGCCGAATTCGTATGATCAGGGATGGCCCAAGAGGAGGACCAGGAGCCGTGAAAGTCCAAGGACCGAAGTACTGAGACCCGACTGGCCTGCTGCTCCAAGTCTCATTGGGCTCGAACTTCACAGCGATCTTCTTCGCCGGATGGTTCACATCATTTACGAACTCATCAGTGAAGACTGTAAGGGTGCCCTCAATGGGTTCACACTCACCGCGTTCTTTGATGAGGATACCTGAGACCTGTGTCGTGCCGTCCGGCATCATTTGAATTCCTTCCGGCAGGATTTCAAACTTTGTGATCACAGGAAACAAGATCTGTTTCAGACGAGGACCAACGGCGTAAATGATTACGATCATCATCAAGAGGATGACCCACTGAAATAGACGATAGACGTGGTTCATGGTCATGGTTTCCCCGCTTTGATGACTGGCCAGATCACTTCCGAGAATATGAAGCTGCCCAATGCAAGGATGACACCGCCAGACCAAATCAGCGCCGTCCTTAGACGGCGAGCTTCCATTTCCTTCTGTTCAGTGACATACTCATCGAAACGACTTTCCAATGTTTCGAGGTGCTTTTGCAGTCTCTCAGACGTCCGCTTCTCGTCTTGGAGTTCACGCTCCAGATCTCTTATGCGCTGCTCTTCAGTCAATTTGTTCTCCCGTTACTTTGGAGTCGCGGGATCGATAGAACTCTACGAGAGCCTGATGACGTTCTCCGCAAGTGATGAGGTTTGCCCGATCACGAATCCAGAAGGTTTCGGTATCGGACTGTGTCAATATGCGATCAGGCAAGCGAACAGGCCGAGGGCAAACCTCGGTCATAGAAACTGGAGGCGGGGCCAGCTTCGGCGGTTCAATCGACCCTATTGATGCGCCGCACCCCATCAAGAGAAATGGCAGGACGGAAAGCATCAGGGTCTGAAAGAGTTTCCCGCAAGAGTTGAGAAATGGTGACATCTCTTTCCCGTATCAGTCGGCTCAGTTCGGCTTCCTTTTTACGAGCCTCCTCGAGAGCAATCCTGTTTGCTTCCCGAAGACGATCGCGTTCGTTCTGGATTGCAGTCTCATACTTCAGAGTCGTGTCTTCAACGCCATTGTTGTAGGCAACGTTCCGAACGTAGAGATACGCTCCCACGAGCGTAGCGATTATGATGATATACGGCAAAAAACGCCTGATTACAACCCATGGGAGCATTAGACTACCTTTCTGAGAACACTGTGGACGTGTTGGTTGCAAGCCCTTGGGCAATGGTGCCACCAGCGGCCCCGCAGGGCAGGGCAGGGGCACGCTTACCACCCCTTGCCGCTACCCTACCACCCGCCGCAGCTAAACCGCGTCCCTGGACGTCCCTACGCATCGTTGAGTTTGCTTTCCACGTTTATTGTTGCAGGAAGAATGGATAAGAAGCGTAGTCAGCACTGACTTCAGCGTTCGTGAGGTCGTTCGCATATATTCTGATCTCTGCTGGGTTGCCAGCATACGAAGTCAAGTTGAAAGGAATGCTGTAAGTATAGACACCAGCACCCACAGTTCCTGACAGAGTGAAGTCTTTGGAACCATTCACGAAAACGTCGATGACGTAGCCTTCGCTCCAAGATGGAACTTCTGCTGCACCATCTTCGAAAGTGATGGTCGACTGATCAGGCTTGCGAGGAACCCAAGTGACACTCTTGGCGACCAACGTGATCAACGTCGGATTGTAGGAGCGAGCGCCATCAAGGAAGATGTTGCCAGGACGCAAGGGTCTCTTGTTGATGTTGTTCGCAGCCGAGATATTGATAACTGAGGGTGCAACCTCTTCAGGAATTTTGGTGGCACCACCAGCCGTGTCCAGAAGACGAACGTTGTAATCGCTGGCTACGATGAAAGGAACGTTGCCTTCACCGAAAGCTTCCACAGGAACTGAATAAACCCTTGCGCCGATTGAGTGATCAGCAGGTCTGGTCCCGAACAAGCCACGATAGACGTTGCTGATTTCCCAGTTGTTGCTGCCAACATCGAGGGCAGTTTCAAAAGCCATGAATTCGTTGTCAACCAGAAGAATGTTCTGGAAGCCAGACGTGATGTCGCCAACGAGTTTGGAAACGAATGGACCGACCACGGAATTCAGCTGGAGACCAACGGTGTCTTTACCAGTGACAAACCCAGCGGAAGCAAGATAGGCACTCGTGAGAGAACCAGAGCCTTGATAGAAGATAGAGCCGGGTTCCAGCGAACCATCAGCAACAGCTTCGCCGGGTTCAGCAACATGAACAGAGTACGCCGCAGAAGCATTCGCAGGACGAGCAGCAACAGCGAGGATCGCATAGGCTGTTCTTGGGATAGGGTTCGTCAGCTTGAGCGAGAAGAAGCGCGGCATTTGAACGATGCGTGACAGAACGATGTTCGCCGGGCTGTAGGTGACGTTGACCCAGCCTGATCCTTCAGGAGTTGCGAATACAACGTCGCTCAAGGCGAACTTGTCTTGGATTGCTTCAACGACGATTTGACCCTTGGTGAGAGAACCAAGATCGAAACGCTGAACTCGCATCACCATGTCAACGATACCGTAGTCCGGCCACGAGAAGCGGAAAGGCGAGCCGGGCCGAAGCCGGTTGGCGTTTCTGTTCAACTCGAGTGTTGCCCTGAACAAAGGAACCGAACGCTGTGAACGTTCACGAGACGCGATCTGGTTTGCCAGTGTGGGTTCATAAACGAACGGGAAGCCCAAGGTAGTGGAGCGAAGGCGACCGATCGTTGCGACAACTGCCATGTCTTGTGAGATAGCGACAGCTTCGCTTTCGGCGTCCCGCTGCGGGAATGTGACTTTCACTTGGGCTTGAACTTCGTCCCACGACGTGCGAGTGAAGCTCTTGACATCGACAATATCATTCTCGTCAAAGACCGGAAGATCATCAATGTCATAGTCATCGCGGATCAGCGAGATCGTAACCTTGCCGCTTTCAGGGTCTTGATACATGAACCCATCGATTTGACGCAACAACTCAGTGATAAGACGCTTGCCATCAGACTCGCTGGTCACGACGATAGAGCAGCCGTTCTGTTCTGCATGAAGAACGGTGCCCACAGTCTGCAGAGCCAGCACATCAATATCACCGACGCTGACACCGAGGCCGCGCCATTGGTCAGTCAGGATTTGGAAAATCGCCTCAGCGACGTTCATGTCCTTGCCGCCGTTACAGGTTCCACTGTCCGGCAGACCGAGAGCATTCGTGTAGCTTTCAAGAACGAAAGCAATCTTACGAAGCTGAGCACTTTCGCCGATGTAGGCTTTGTTGAATACGATGTGACACATGCCGTTGTAAGCAGGGGTATTCCCCGCTCCGACTTGAGACTCTACATACGCATCAACACTCTGGGTGAAATCACCGCCGTAGAAAGTTCCGGTGCTGGACCAGCCTCCGCCGCTCTTGTAGCCGCCGAACAGATCGCCTTTGGAGACGTTGATGACGACTTCATTCACACCAGCCGTGTCGCCAGTCCATGCCAGTTCATCATCGATGTAGATCTCACGAAGATCAACGCTGGGGCCGAGGCACAAGCCAAGATCGATGCCGAGATAGTACGAATGGCCGACGGTCACACGCTTCGAGCTGAACAGACCAGTCTTGACTTTCTCAGTGATAGGAACAGCCTCGAAGTCTCCATACCAAAGAGTGTTCGGACCATTCATTCGCACCTGCCCAAGGACGAGAGGAATGGGCGCATTCTCCGTCGCTCTTGGGAAAGACGCATCGTCGAGTTGATCAGCCCTCGCGTTCTCGAACTCAGGCTTGGGGGCAAGCAGAGCCGTGATGATAAACGAGATGAAGAATAGCGCGAGGGTGAACCAAATCATATCTTGCTCGTGAATGGGTTTCTTGCCGGAACCAGCGGGGTTCCCCCGTAGCGTGGACCATTGCTGAACTTCGTCTTACACGTTGTGAAGCTATGGTCGCAACCCCTAAGTATCTCGACAGAGTCACCGAGAGAGATATTCGAGAACGGATAGGTGAGAGTGATGTCGCTGGCTGTCACACCAGTAATCATTCTGGACTCACCTGAAGACACCCGACGGACCATACCTGCGGCCAGATCGGCAAACAGATACGGGTTTGACCCCACTGTGATGATGTTGTTCAGGATACCAGAGACTGTCGTGGTGTGCTTGTTTCCAGACTCGAGAACCCCACAGCGAGTGTCATAAAGAATATGGTTGCAGGGAGCCTGATAGCGCGGCGTCGGGGCAGAGCCTGCCATGATGTACCCAAAGATGGCAGGGACCAGCAGCTTCGCGATCTGACCTTCAACTGTGAAAGATGTAACGCGGCCTTTCCACAGAAGCAGCGTATCATCGAGGTCGGTCTCATGAGCACGATAGATCTCACACACCAGAGAAGGCGGCGCTTGATCGTAGGCATATTCACGAACCAACGGATGCGTGAAAGGCATTGTCACTTCGAGCGCAAGCTGGCTTTCTTCTTGGGTTCCCACCTTGAGCGCATTTCTGTCGATGCTGACAGCGGTGTAGTTCTGCCCTCCAACAATCAAGTTCTTGTAGTAGCTGGTGAGGAAATAGTTGTTGTAGGTTCCAAGGAACCTGTAGACCTCGCGAGGCGCACCAGTCTGAATGCCAGTTTCTGAATCTTGATATGCCATCAGTTGTGATCCGTTGTTGTGATGCCCCATGAGTACACCGTTTCACGATGCTCATGGCGGCGAGAAATTCTGTCAGAACCACGGACTTTCAGCATGAAGCTGATAGTCTTGACGTCAGAGACGAGAGGATTGTCTGCAAGAGGAGGACTGAAGCTGAGATCGACCAAGCCATCAATATCACGAACAGAAGCCCCGACCACCTTGTGATAGCTTGGAGGAAGCTGGTCGTACTGGATCATGATGTATTGCCAAGTCGGATGGGGGAAGAACAACGAAGGATAGTTCACTTCATTGACAATCACCGTTCCTTCGAGAGGATCAGGTGTCGAGATACTTGCCAGCGTCAAGTCAGGGAACCAAGTCGGCATGAGCCATGCCTTCTGTCCACCGCGAACCTGATCGATGAATTCACGCATGTAGTCTTCGTCTTCAGAGTTGTCGTAGCGTTTGATCAACCACTGGCGATTACCTGCAATCGTTGGGTGAGGATCAGCTTTACGAAGGATAGTCTTGAGACCGACATCGAAGTCCATGATGTCAGCACGAAAACCGAATTGCTCATCAGCACTGATGAGAGGCCGCAGCTTCATGACGTTCAAGCCGTCAACTGTATCGATGCTGACAGAGGCTCCAGGACGCGGCAAAGCAGGCTGTGAGTAGCCTTCCGCTTTGATGCTCAGCTTACCTGTGATGGAATTCATTGTCAGACCAGAGCCATTCTGGATGACCATCGCATGGCAGGGATAGACATAGTTTCCAGTGTCAACGTCTTCACCCAAGGAAGAGCCAATGGTGACACCGTCCGTATAGATCACAGTCACAGCGGCAACAATAGCCTTCTGTGTCTTGATGTTGATGATGGCAATGCTTTCACCGACACGCATTTGTGTTTTGGTCGAATCGAAGTACAGTCGGCTTGAGCCGATGAAGCTGGTCTGGGTGATGCGGGTCGCGTGCTGGTAGGCAGGGATGATAGCCTGCAAACCCATGTTCTTGTAGATGAGTTCATACTGCTCTTGACGCTGCTCGAGATCGATGATGTCAACGTCAAACTCGATGGTTCTGCGAGGATCACGACGCAACGAGATACGCTGCTCGGTTCCATCATAAGCTGTGAGAACATCGGTGAGGAATTCCCACGTCTCTTGAACAGGCACATCAGGAATGAGGTTGAAGGTCTCAGAGACAGTTGCGAACAGATACAGGAAAGCGGAGCCGAGCGGAAACTCGAACTCGATGACTGCCTCGATGTTGGGCTCACCTATGCCGATTTGCAGGTTGACCGTCTGATATTCAGCATCACGAATTGTGCTGATTGCAGGTGTCTTGTCAAAACTCAGAACATCAGAGCCAGTGACTGTGATTGCCTGATAGGTCTGCTGAACTGGAAATGTGTTCCAGATAATGAACGGAATGTCAGTGTTGACGAGAGGGTTTGCCAGCCGCAGTTCTTCAGGAATGACCCAGAAGCGGAAATGGAAATCGAAAAGCTGGTCCGAAGTCATCAGGATCGGAAGCATGAACCCAGCCCAAGAAGTCTCGTCGACCGTGCTGATGCTTCCAAGATGAATTTCATCACCACCGAAAGCAATGCTCTCGCTGGTGTTTAGAGAAGGATCTGCTCCTGGACCCTGCCTTGGGATTTGACTTCCGCTCAGAACAAGCAAATCACCTGCGGTTCCAGTGGACCACAAGGCAACGCTTTGTCCTTCCATGATGATAGCCATTACGGAACTTTCTTGTAAGCATAACCAGAGCGACCGCTGCTCACAGTATCAAGGATCATCATTTGTGTCCAAGGTGTTGAACGCAACATGGGAAAGATCATCCAATCATCAGTCGAATAAGTGACGATGTCTTGAGGATTGTAGCCTTCCATTCCACACATGCGAACATTCGGAAACGCCCCGACGTACATCATCTGTGAAGTTGTGAGAAGACCTTGAATGATGAAGAAGGGAAGCGAAGTCATGCTGATCGCGCCAGAATATGGCTGCGGCAAAGCAAGCTGACACCATGTAGCCCAGCGAGTGACCATGTTGGTCCTGTTCGCAGGAGTGATAAAGCTGATTGCTGAATATCCTTGGGAGATGGTGTCCATGACATCACCTCGACCATTGAGGGTATTGACAGTCGGCCAACCTGCACCCGGAAGAGGACTTACAGTCGGATCAATGATGTAGACCAGATTGTTGTAGTTGTAGACTTGTGTATAGGTGTAACGAGTCGTTCCCGAGAAAGCATGAAGAAGCTGGCCGTACATGCCGCCGTTCGAAGTGTTCCCTTGGTTTCCGAAAGAGTTGTTCACCGAATACCCTTGGTTCGGAGAAGCCGTCGCATAAGCGATCCCAGTGTGGGTCATGCCCTGAAGATCAAGTTCGCCGAACGAGAAATGCCCGTAGCAATCGCCGTTCACTCCGTTGGAGAAGTTGTAAACAACGTGGATATAGTCGCACAGAGCGGGATCAGAGAAAATGTGCCACGAAGTGAAAGTGTATTCCATGTTCGCAGCAACAGCCGAAGTCGCTGTAGCAGCGGCGTTCGCTGTAGCGCTCGCAGGTGAGGTGCCGATTGAGATGTTGACATAACGAGCGGTCTTGCTCGCACCACCAAGGAAAGTTCTGTCGACTTCGCTTGCAGTGAACGTGGACCAATCAACACCGCGTACGACGCCCTTGTTGATCGGCCAGTTGCCAGCAGTTGTGGTCCAGCCATCAGCGACGGCATGAGCGAGAACCGCAGCCATGAGAGCAACATAGTTGCCTGATCCGGTAGAGTAAGTCATGGATTAGTCCTCACGAATTGCGAACCAAGCAATGCCTTCACGGCGAGTGCGGTTCGGGAATACTCTGTAGTCTTGTCCACCGATCACAATCACTTGGGTTGGTGTCAGAGTTCCGCCGCTCGGAAGGGCGAAAACACCATCAAGAGAACCAATGTTTCCATATGTGAAATTCACGACTGTACAGGGGATCAATGGTAGATGACCCTGCACTGTTGGGATTGTGAATTCAAAGAAGTGACCTGGAGTATAGTCGTTGAAGTCTGAGAACATTGCTTCCGGCCAGACAAGACCGATTGTGTTTTTCCCAGCGTGATATGGAAACATCCAAGTCGTAGGTTCTTGGATATACAGGTTCGAAGCGTTGTTGTCAGGACGGTTTCCAGGAGTGATGATCGATCCATCCCAAAGACGAACAGAAGCCGCATTCAGTCCAGGATCAGCGCAGCTTGACAAGCGAGCGTTTGAGCTGACCGAAGAATAGGTAGTGGCGTCCGGCATTGTTGAAAAGACACCAAGCGGGAATGGATAATCATCAGGAGTTGCGAAGGCACTCATGAAACCGAGATAGGTCGAAGTGTAGTCCTGAGCGCCCGAACGAGTGACGAGGATAATCCGCTTGGAGTTGGAATACAACCAATAGGTGATTGTTCCTGCATCCATCAGATGAGTTCGACTGGCCCCAGAATTTCCGTCTTGAGCATTCCATGGCAAGATCGCAGCATTGTAGCCGATTGAGAAATCCATCTCAATCTCATGCGTCGCAGCCAAGGGGCGGCATTGCCCTCTCATGTGAATGTACACACGACGAGCAGCATCATAGCCTGGACCCTGCCAGATGAAATAGTCCTCAGAGAAATCACGAAAATCACTGATGCTGAAATCAGAGTCGAGAGTGAAGTTCTCATTTCGACCAGACCGACGAGGCACAGTACCAGAGACGTGACGAGCAGCAACAGTTCCGTCGGTGATGGTGAACGTCTTGAATTCGCTGGCCGTCCATACGATACCAGAGTATTCTTGAAGAGTTGTCCAGGTCAGATTGTCGTTGGACCACTGGAACGCGAAGTTCCTTGGGCTGTTCGCCAGAGTGCTGTAGCCACGAACATAGAATTCACGAACGATAGTTGGCGCACCGAAATCATAGGTAACAGTCCAGACTTGATCCTCGATATCAGCAGATCTCAGCAGACCACCAGCCGCCATCAAAGAAGCGGTGCCAGTACCAGCGCTCGAAGTCGAGAAGTTTGCACCGACAGTCGCGACGTTCGCACCACCGATAGCAGTCCTCATGTTCAGAAGCTGCAGACCACGAAAGTCAATGGTCGTGGTGCCACTTTCCCAAACCAACATTCTCCAGTAGCGAGCCGCTTTCGGAGAGGCACAGGCGAGATCTGTTTCACCACGAAGTTTCGTCCAGCCATTTGCGACCAGATGAGCATTGATAGCAGCGAGAAGAGCCGAAGGAGAAGCCGCTGTTCCGGTTGTGAAAGGCATTTGCTTTCCTTACGACTGCGCGATCTGTTTGACCGTCGAAGAGTTTCGTTGCAGAATGTTGATGATCTGAGTGTCTCCACCAGTATCGAACACCCCGATGATATCATTCGGGCTCAGAACAGCCGCAATGTTGACAGGAGGAGATTGAACGATTGTGGTGCCACCGCCTTCTCCCTTCCCGTTCTTTTGAGCATTCTGCTGACCCGGTGTAAGTATGTCTACACGCTCATCAGGTCTCTTGGCAAATGCTACCACTTGCGAGTCGGTTGACCCTGGACCAGATGGAAGAATTGAGCCACCAGTCGCAAAACCGAGACCACCACCGCCACCACCAAGACCAGCGCCGGGAATGCCCAAGAAGCCACCGAGGAAGGACAGCAGGAGACGCTGCGCTGCCAGCTTGAGAAGCTGAGCGAACAAGTCTGCGAAGAACGCACGAATATTCAGCTTACCTGTTTTGGCAAACTCTACGATTGCATCTGCGGCCTTACCAGCCGCACCGACCACCACACCACCGAGTGCCTCACCAAACTCACCAGCAGACTGGATGCTTCCTGCGATAGCAGCCCTGAAACCACCGCCGATCGTGTTGGCAGCTTTGTCCGCGTTGATCTGAAGTTCACGAAGTTTGGTGTTGTAGTTCTCGAGATTGATCGCGCCTTCTGCGAACAGTTGGTTCAATGCAGCTTGCCCGATTTGCAGGGCTTCCTGAGGTCCCCTGATTTCTTCGAGAATGGAACCATAAGCCTTCGAGATTTCCAGAAGCTGAACAGCCGTTGCGACCTGCTCTTTCTCGGTAGCAGACAAGTCACGCTTCAGAGTTTTCTCGATAGCGAGGATCTGATTGTTGATCTCTTTCTGCAGACCGTACTGCTTCTCGAGCTCGATCTTTTGTTGGATCTCAGCCAGTTCTTGAGCGAAGCTTTTCTCGTTGGCTCCACCAGCACCCCCGCCTCCACCAGCACCAGCGCCAGGACCACCTGGATTTGTACCAGCGAGATCTTCCAACGCTCCTGCCTTGGGCGGCTCGTTTGCGATGTTCTGACGAGCACGATCGATGATAGCGTCACCAACAGGAGCCAGCGCATTCGCGATGCCCGTTCCAATGTTGGCGATCTTGCCACCTTCGTAGACTTTGTTGAACCCGTTGATGAAAGCGTCGCCAGCTTCTACACCAGCATCAGCCGCCGCACCAGTGAAGCGAGGCAGAGTGACTTCAGAAAGTTCAGAAAGCTGACCACTGAACCCAAAGAGTTCAGCAGCCTTTTCAGCACCAACGAAGCTGAGCAGCGCGTTCAAGGCTCTGATCACAGTGTTGATAGCTTTGATAGCACCGTTGGCGAATGCTTCGAAACCACCGATCAGAGCGTTGGCGATACCTGTCGCAACCGCAGCCGCTTGACCGGGCAGTGCTTGGAAGGCTGCGATAACCCCAGCTACCACGCCGATAACCACGCGAGGAATGAACGTGAATGCGTCGATGATATTCTCAACAGCGTTGAAGAAAGCTGTCGAGATAACACCAGCCGCGTCCACAATGAAATCACGAGTTGCTGCAAGAGCATTCGAGATTGCATCCCAAACAGGACCAACGAATGGAGCGAGGGCTTCGAACAGAAGCTGGAATGCTGCGACTGTGGCGTCTTTGAAACTCACCACGCCATCAGCAGTGACCTTGATCTTGTCGCCCAAGGTGAAGAACAGGATAAGCAGAGCCGTGATCGCTGCAATAACAAGCCCGATCGGATTTGCCAGAAGCGCAGCAGAGAAGATACCGATCGCAGCAGTTGCACCCCGGATAACACCAGTGAGCAGCGGGAACGTAGCTGCCAGACGCACAAGGATGCCGCTCTGGGCGGCTGTAGCCCCTGCCAGACGCGTCCGTGCCGCAGCCTGTGCCGTCTCAGCCGCCGTGGTCTGGGCGGACAGTGCAACGCTTCTGCCAGTCGCGATATTGTTCGCGTTTTCAGCAGCCGTCAGGCGAATGGTCGCAGCCGTCAGGCGATCACGCGCTGCCTGCATACCGATGAACTGTCCAGTCGCCGTGGAACGAGCGCGGCCACCTTGGAACACCGCAGTCGCTTCAGCATATTCAGCCTGAGCATTTCGCAGAGTTGCTCCGATTTGAACAGACCGAGTTTGAATGTTCGCGAGGCGAGCGCGGCTGTCAGCGAGAACAGCAGTCGTCGCGGCCACTTGGCTCGTTGCAGAAGCGACTTGGATCGAGGCGTAGCGGGCAATCGCAGCACCAGCGCGGGTGAAGCCAGCCGCATATCCATTGATGGTCGCAAGCACCGAAGCGCCAAAGGACAGAGCAAAGCCACCAGCAACCAGAGCCAGAGCAGCGACAATGAAATCGATGTTCTCAGATACGACGATGATCGCTTTGGCAAGTTTCGCACTTGCACCAGTCGCATCATCAAAGTCATCGATAAATTTCAAGATGTTGTTTCGGGCGACGTTGAACGCTTGTTCAATCGTCGGATTGGTTTCTGCGAACAGAGCATCAACGCCGGACTGTGCAGCCTCAATCGCCTTGAACACTATGTCAGCAGTCAGCTTGCCTTCGGTGCCGAGTTCACGCAGCGTACCCCGAGTGACCTTGCCGAATTGACCAGTCTTGTTCAGGTAGTCAACGAGAATGTCAGCAACGAAAGGAAGCTGTTCGAGAACGGACCGAAGTTCGTCACCAGACAGACGGTCAGATGCAAGACCCTGTCCAAGCTGGATCAGTGCTGCGTTCGCTTCTTGGGCAGAGGCACCCGAGATAACAGCCGCTTTCTGCAGCGTTTCAGTGACCGCGATAACTTGCTCTTGACTGGCCCCGAGGTTACGAGCCGAGAGCGCGATACGGCTGTAGATGGATGCCGTCGCTTCAACCGCCGAACGAGAACGGTTCGCAGACTCGAACAGCTTGCTCTGCACCGCTTCCAAGTTCGCCGTACTGTTGGAAGTCAGACGCAGTTTGTTTTCCATGTTCGTGAGAGCGTCAGTCATCTTAGCGAGGCTGCTTACGACACCAGCACCACCCAAGACGAAGAGCGCACGCTTGAGCAGAAAAATGCCCCGAGTGGCTTTGTTCGCAGACTCACCGATTTCATCGATACGGCGCTTGATAACTCGAGCGCCGTTCTCAACAAAGTTGACTGTGACGGTTTCAGTAACCATTAGATGTCGCCTCCGTCACTGCCACCGGAATTGCTGAAGATCTTAAATCCACGAAGCACCGCTTGGGCCTCACGGATAGAAACCTCAACAGCACCCGGAAGCAAGGCTTTGTCGAGATATGGTACGTTGTTCGAGATGATGATGGCAGTCTTCAGACCGACACCTGACACACCTTTCACACCGTTGATGCGAGCGTTACCAGCAGCGATCGTGGCGTTGGCATTCGCAGTCTCGGAGGTTCCTCGTCCGGTGCCTTTGCTGCCCTTCGCATGGGGAGCGTAAGCCTCAATGACAGCAGTCGTAGGAGCGCCGATACCGACCCGCCAGTTGGAGCGGGCTTTCCCGGTATCGACTTTGGTATTCTGGACAAGGGAGCGAAGAGTGCGTTTAGCCATGCTGCGAACAAGTTCAGCGGCCGAGTTCTCAACCTGACGTCCCCGACGTCTGATGTTTTTCGAGAACTGGATGAGATCGGCCATTACTTCTGCTTCTTTGCTTGATACTTTATGTAGACGGTGTCCATCGCGATGATGTGATGGTGCATCGCCTCTTGCTGCTCTTCATCAAGTCCCTTCACCATGCAGTATTGTTCAATCGCGAGCCACGGGATAGGTCCGATGCCGAAGCCAATTTGCCGCGAAGAAGTTAACTCCAGAAAGCCTATGTAGTATAGTTCAAGCCCCGGCATAATGCTAGGGGCATTTTCTATACGACTAGGTATGGGCTGGCCGGTTTTCACGGCCTGCTCAATGATCTGTTGTTCCACCGCCCCACTCTGGAGTTGATACTCCAGGACGGCTGTCAGTTTCCCGAGTCTTCCTCGATTTCCTGCTTCCGGAAGTTCGAGATCGAGTTCGCCTGTTCCTGCACGTCGATGAACAGGTTGGGCAGAGCCTCGAAAACCTTCTGGACTTCTTCCTTGTTGAAGGGAAGGATCTCGCCGTCGCGGCCTTCGATGCCGGGCTTCCAGCCGTTGTCGCCCTTGACTTGCCAGTCGAGCACGATTGTCTTGGCATAGATGTCGGACATGATCGCCATGGAGCGTTCGTTCGAAACTGCTCCGGCCTGCATGGCACGGCGAATCGGCTTCAGAGCCTTTTCGGCATAGCGCACATATTTCTTGTTGCCCTGACCAGCCGAGGCAACCTTCACACGGAAGTCGCCATAGTCCAGCCAGATGCCAGCGTTTTCGAGGTCCTCATCGGTCTCGAAAATGTCATACATACCCATCTTTAATCTCCTGTTCTAGGTGGGGTAGACGCCGCGATTACGCGGCGTCCGGTACATAGTTGAAGAAGGTCACCAGCAGCGTGTGATCGAGATCGGCGCTGATGTCTTGACCAGATGCAGCATCCGTGTTGAGCGGAAGCGTGATCGGCTGGTCAATTTCGACGCTGAGACGCCCGTCGCCCAAAGAGATGAGCGGCAGATCATAGACCAGCGCCGTGTTGTCTTTCACGAAGCTGATGTCGAGCGTCACGCTTGCGTTGTTGCGAACAGCCTGTGTCGCAGCAACAGTGGAGAAGTAGGCCGTCAGCGAGCCGGACACGTTGAACGTACCAGCCGTCACGTCGAAGGCACCGAGAACACCGACCGCCTTGTTGGGCGTGACGTTGTTGTTGATCGCGATGCTTGCTTCCGTGACGTAGGCGAACAGAGCCGAGGAGGCTTCGTCCACATCAGACACGACACCCAGACGGATGCGGCCGATGTCGCTCGAGGTGTTGTACTCTTGAGCAACCCGGAAGTCCTGGACGTTGCTCTGCTTCGGGCCAGTCGCTGCGTCGCGCTGAGAGTTGTCCGTGGCGACGAAGGTCACGTCGACGTTCGCAAGTTCAGCTTGCGGAATGTTCAGCGTGAATTCGTTCGGCACAGCACCGATCAGAACTTCGGACTGGATTTGAGCGGGCGAAGCATCGTCAGGAGCGCCGAGCGTGCGTTCCACGTTGTAGGTCCGGCGCTTGATGAGAGAGCCAGTTTCGTTGCGAAGAACATCGCCGTAGTAGAGGCGAATGGTCTTGCCAGCGACACCTGCATCGGCCACCATGACAGCGTCCGACTTGTCGAACGTGATTGCGTCAGCAGTGATCGAGCGCACGCGCTTAAAGCCGTTGTTCACAGCCGCTGTGAAAGTGTTGGCCGCGAGATCACCACCGATATAGACCCACTGACCGGGAACCAGACCTAGAGTGGTCAGATCGGCGACAGCAGTCGAGGTCAGAGCAGGAAGGTTCCCGCTGACGTCGATCGCTGCGTCTGCATCAGCGAACTGGAAGCCAACGACCTTGATGTCAGCACCAGTCGGCGGCGAAGCTTCTGCGACCAGCGAACCAGTGGCGACTTCGATCGAAGTAGCAGCAACGACCGCTGTCACCCGATTGACGCCGTTGTTCTGAGAGTTCGCAAAACCACGACCGATGATCAGATTGCCAACGATGAAGCCGGTGGTCGATGCGACTTCGTATTCGTCAGGGTTTGCACCATCGATGTCGACGGCAGTCACCAACTGCACACCTTGAGCACGAATGTCAGCGAACATGACACCTTGCATGAGATCGGTCAGGTTTTCGAACGTCAGGTTCTGATTGATGCCACCAGTCGCGTTCAGATCAGTGGTCACACCCTTGCGCCGCTGACGCGACGGGTTGATCGGGTTCGGAGCAACGGTGATGATCTCACCGCCGAAATCGTTGTAGCTGTTGGGGTTCAGTCGATACCAGACTGGTGTACCCCCGAGTCCGCCTTCACCGGGGAGCAGGCCGAGCTGAGCTTCCTCAGCGTAGGCAAGGCCGGTGATATTGGAGTCGATCTTTGGGACCTGTGCCATACTTGGCCTCCTTTACTTTGTTTCAGTGTATTCGAAGTCTATGAGCACGTTGGTCTGGAAGAAAGTACCAAACCGACCGAGTTCATTGACGCGAACATTACGGAACCAAACTCCATTGGGTGAAGACACACCTTCATATGCGTCGGCCACCACCTTAGCCAAGGCATAGGCATTTGACAAGCCAGAACCTGATGGAGTGTGGATAGTGATAATCGCAACACCGAGTCGCAAAAAGCTTCTCCGTCCACGACCTCCCAGACTATCTTGCTGTCCAGCCGCATGACGGACAACGACCATCGCCCACGGCGACTGATCCTCATCTCTTTGATCTCTGACATCTTCGTAGAACAGTTTGTGACCAGTCGGGTCCCAGACTGTTTTCAACAGAGCCAGAATTTCATCATTCGCTTGGGCGTAAGTCAGTGTCACCTTCTTACTCCAATATAACCGAGAAGAGTGATCTCAGCAGGTCGAAGAGACTGAGTCGCTTCGATGTTGAAATAGACACCTTCATCAAGAACTTGTGTGTATTGATGGAGATCGCTTTCACCAGCGAACACGATGTAAACATATTCAGAGAGTGAGATCAATCCATCAAGGCGGCTGGCATCGCCCAAGGCGGCAAGCCCAAAGATACGGACAGCGTTCGGCAGAAGCTGAATGGCCGGAACAATCAATCCAGTTTCAGGAGCGGAGAAAGATCCATTCCAAGGTTTTGAAGGATCTACTGCTGTCTCGTTCTTTCGAATGAGAGTTACAGTCCTACCGCTTTGGGTGACAAGCTGTTGAGCTTTTGCTGCGAGTTTGGCATAGTCGATCGCCATTACCGAATGACCCCACCACTGGAGGAAATCAGGCTGGAGAGCAGCCGGTCAGCAGCAGGATACTTCTGGAAGATCTGAATAGTAGAGCCGCCGATGAACTCACGTTCAGTTTCGATTGGCCCCACCTTGTCGAAAGCGCGAACCAGTTGTCCACCAGTCGCTTCAACTTCAGGATCAGGCATCAGCGCGCTTGACAGCGCCCGCTCAGCATACTCAGCGACAGCTTGCTTGAGAACTTCAGGGATACCCTCTATCAGGATACCTGTCGGCGAGTACAGATAGGCTCTTGGGAATTCCAACACCTGATCGGCTTCGTCAGCACCACCAGTCAATTCGGTATAGTCCCAGACATGCTGAGGATTGCTCGCAGACACAGGGATGGCTGTTGCCAGCACACCAGCCACCAGTGCCCGCACAATGACGTCCCCCACCCCTGCCAGGACGGCCCCAGAGGCGCTTGGATGGGCCACTGTGCCCACACCCCCACCCGTGCCCGCCATAGCTGCCACAAGGGCTCCTGTGGCGTCTGCCAGCGTCGCACCAATGGTCACTTCGTTTGCAATGGCGGCAGCAGCGCGGAAAGTGTACGTCACAGTCCCGATTGTGATAGTGTTGCCGTCGACAGGCAGAACGCGAAGCTGCAGAATGCTAGAGGCGAACACGGTCAGATCGGTGAACTGCTTTTCACCCAAGAAACGAGGGCCGAAGCGACGATCGATGTAATCAGTCGCTGCAATAATCGCTGCGTCCTTGATCGCATCGGAGGCTGCGTCCCACGCAGTTGCACGATTGCGCTTCAGGAGGTAGTTGCGAACGAAACCCCGGCCAGCGTAGGCATTCGCTTCGTAGATACCTGTTCCGTTTTCTACGATGAGTGTCATTATGAGACTATCCTGGTGTTGCTTACAAAAATGGATCTGTTTTTCAAAGCGTCTCTGACGATCTCACGAACAGACCAGCTTTGACCAGTCGTCACAACTGTTCCGCCAACGTAAGTTTGCCAATCACCTGAATTGAGTTTCATCTGTTTGTGAAGCTCATTTGAGAAATTGTAAGTTCCCCAAGAAACAGCAGAAGACAATATCACACCGTTGCTAAGAACAGCCAGAGATGGAGGAGTGCCTGTGATGACATTTCCTTTTCGTTCTCTTTCAAGACGACGTTTTCTGCTGTAGAACATCGCAGCCCGGACTCTGTTGTCCGTAAGACCTCCAAGTTCCAGGCTGCGCTTCATTACCATGGATTACCTCGTCGGGCGCTGACCCCCACGAGCAGTCTTGCGAGCGAAGGCCCGGTCGATGGCAGCGCGAGGATCGAGTTTCATCAGATCTGACGGTTTCAAACCGCCGAGCGCGTCCTTGATCGCTTTCGCTTTCGCGTTGCGGTTTTCGGCCGACGCCTTGATGTAGGCTTGGATCGCTTGCTGGTTGGTCATGTCCGGGATCAGCGTTTTGATCCAGGCGCGGGTCGTGGCGAGGCTGAGTTTCAGCTTGCGGCTGACCTCGTCCATTTCTTTCTGGCGAACAGCCAGTTCTGCCATTTGCTCGATCAGAAGCTTCTCGACTTCCGGCAGCAGAGACACGGGCAGACCCTTCAGAACCTTCTCGGCCAGTTCTTCAGGAAGCATCGGCTCCATTTCGGCGAAAGCTTCCAGAAGCGAAGTGTCCAGTTCAGGCTCTTCGTCAAGTTCCGGCTCTTCATCGACTTTCGGTTCTTCGTCCGTCAGTGCCGACAGATCAGGGTTTTCACGCGTGAACTTCGGGGCAGCGTCAGTGATTTCCTTGCGGCTCACGGTCTTGCCGACGATCTCGCTGACAGCCTTCGTCGCGGGCACACCAGCGTCGGTCCACTGTTCGTCGTTGAAAGGGTCAAGCTGACCGAGTGCTTCTTTGATATCCATTGTATCTACCTCTTGGGTTCAGGTGGTGGGAGAAGCCCAAGAAGGGCTTCTGCCTTAGTCGTCGAGCATCGTGGTGACAACCACTTCGAGAACGCCACGGGCACGAATGATGACGACAGTGTCATCAGTGATGTTCGCAGCATCGACG